TGCGGTTGAGCCATCGTGTACGGGTCCTCAAGTCGCAACCCCACCAGTCACACGGAAAACCCCAGGTCACCAAAATAGATAGGGTGATGTCGATCACACTTTACTCCGTACAGAGAAATATCAGAGGTACTTACTAGGTGAGGGCCGGTCACGGCCCGAACCGACAGGCGGCGTTTTTCGCCGCCACCTAGTAGAGGCGCTGCGGCCAGCGCCGACAAGGCCCCGCCCGAGAGGGCGGTGGCCGATACCGGAGGGCCTGTAGGCCCCAAGGCCGGAAGGGCCTCCTTGGCCTCCCTTTGGGGGTCGGCCAGGAGTCCCGAAGGATCAGACGACTGGCCTACCCCCCGGTAGGCATCCCATCCTCGGTATCCCTCGGATGGAATACCTACCACCCCCCGGAGGATTCCTTGACTTGGAACACCTCGGATCGAGCCAGTCGGCTCCCCGCCGACTGGGATCTGAACTACCGGCAGCCGGTCCTTCGGGACGCGGACTACCGGTGCCAGCTTCGGCTACGCGGTTGCCTCGGGAAGGCAACCGAGGCCGACCACATCAAGCCGGGTGATGACCACTCCCGGGACAACCTGCAAGCGGCCTGCAGCCGCTGCCACGGCAAGAAGTCGTCCCGCGAGGGAAACGACAAGAAGGCCCGTATGCGAGCGGCGCGGTTCATGCCGCAAGAGAGACACCCCGGCTCTCGTTGACCGTGGGCCAGGTGCCCACCTAAGCCCAGGAGGCACCAGTGGGTGAGTTCGGCCCAATACCCAAGCGTTCGGACCAGAGGGTCCGACGCAACATCCCCGAGACTCCGGTCACCGTATTGCCGGTGGCCACCAAGCCGGTGAAAGCACCACCGATGGGCATCCCGGATGCCCATCCGATTGTCTCGCAGTTGTGGGACTCTCTCGCGAAGTCAGCGCAGGCTCAGTTCTACGAGCCGAGTGACTGGGCTGTGGCCCGGTTGGCTCTGCATTTCGCGAACAAAGAGATCTGGTCGGCGAAACCGAACGGCCAGATTCTCGCGACGGTCAACCAAATGCTGACCAGTCTCCTCATGTCGGAGGGTGACCGCCGACGCATGAATCTCGAGATCCAACGCAATACCACCGACGCGGTCGTCACCGACATCGCGTCGATGTTCAAGGAACAACTCGGGGCGCAATCCCGCGCCCGGTAAAGCCCCGGAGGGGGTTCTGAGCGCATTTCCTCTCGGTGCCGCTCCCCCCTCCGGGTTTCTCTCTGAAAGGAACGATATGCCCATCGGCCTCAAGCTCCCCCAGGAGCCATTGGTGCTCACCACTGGCCGCGATTTCAGGTGGGCGTTCGTGAATCTCGACGCAGAGATGGAACCCACCGACTTCCCCGCCGGCGATTTGTTCATCGAGTTCACCGGCCTCGACGTGCCCGACTGGCACTTCGAGATCGACGGCCACCTGGCGACGATCAAGGTCGAGTCCGAGGTCGTTGACACGATCTCGCCGCGCTCGGCGTACCAGCTTGTGTTCCTGCCCGAGGGCGAGCCGGAAGGCGGCGAGGTCGTCACCTTCGGAAGGGTCCAGGTGCAAGGTGCTGCTTAAGGGATTCTCGCCGAACGGCGACCCGACCGGCGCTCTCGGCAACAACGGCGGTCTGCTCGGGGTCATCCCCGGCCCCCCGGGGCCGAAGGGTGACGGGCTGGAGATCGACGGCGTCTACGAGACGTACTCCGCTTTCCCCTCGGACCTCGGACCAGAGGACGAGGGATTCGCCGCGTTCAACCAAGACGACGGCCAGTTGTATATGTGGTCCGGTACCGCATGGCCCGCAGAGGGCACCGGTGCCCAGTTCCAGGGCGAGCGCGGACCCGTGGGTCCGCAAGGCCCGGTAGGGCCGCAGGGTCCGGTCGGCCCGCAGGGGCCGCAGGGCATCCAGGGCTACACCGGCCCCATCGGACCCGAAGGTCCGAAGGGCGACGGCATCCACATCGACGGCCAGGTCGCTACCTACGCGGATCTCCCGACGACGGGCGTGGCCGAGGGCGATGTGTGGCTCGCGGCCACGAAGCTCTACCGCTACAGCGGTACCGCGTGGCCCCCGGAGTCGCAGGGCGCTCCGGTGCAAGGCCCGCAGGGCCTGCAGGGGCCGCAAGGCCCGCAGGGCGATACCGGGCCGACAGGCCCAGCCGGTCCGACCGAGTGGATGTTGATCACCAACCGACCGAAGGTCGCATACGCGGAGGTCGACGGAGTCGCCGCCGACGTGTCGCTCCGACTCATGTCGGAGGCGGCGTACCAGACAGTCACCGTGAAGGACCCGAAGACGGTCTACCTCCGGTACTGACATTTGACATCGAACAGGAGACGTAGTGTCGGGCATCACGCTGGGCGAGAAGCCCATCAAGCGAGTCTCCTGGGGTAGTCAGGAGATCAAGAAGATCAGCCTCGGCAACTCGCTCTTGTGGGCTGCCGAAGACCCGGATATGTCGCAGGCCGACAAGACGGCCATCGACGGGTTCACCACGGCATTCATGACCCAGTTCAAGATCCCCGGCGTGTCGTTCATGATCAGCGGTCCCGCTGGCAAATACGCCAAGGCGTTCGGGACGACGGCGGGTCGTCCGCTGGCTCTCGGAGATCACTTCCGAATCGGCTCGATCACGAAGATCCTTGTGGCAGAGGCGATTTGGGAGCAGATCGACAAGGGCACGCTCCACCTGACTGACACGGTGGAGCAGTACGTCCCCGGTCTGCCCAGCGGCAACGTCATCACGATCCGCAACCTGCTGCAGATGACCTCGGGTCTGTACAACGAGCAGTCCAACACGACGTTCATGCTGAACTTCGTGCTGAACCAGCAGACCGCCTGGTCTGCGGGCCAGACGCTGGCGTTGGCGAAGGCCAACCCGTTGTCGGCACCCCCGGGCACGAAGTACGCCTACACCAACAGCCAGTACATCGTGCTCGGCTACGTGCTGGAGAAGGTCACCAACAAGCCGATCCGGGACATCGTCCTCGGGGTCGCTCAGCGGTTCGGCATGACGCAGACGTACTGGCCGACGAGCGGCACCATCGCACCGAACAGCTTCCCGGAGCCGGCGGTCCACGGATACGGGCCGAACCCGATGGCGAGTATCCCGATCATCCAGTGGTTCGTCCCGGCTGTCACTGACCAGACCGCGATCAACCCGGAGATCTTCGCCTGCGCTGGCGCGCTGGTGTCGACGCTGGCTGACCTGCAGAAGCTCGGCGAGCACATCCGCGACGGCACGCTGTTGTCCACGTCCTCGCAGGCGCAGCTACTCACGACATCGGCCTGCATCGGGGTCGCCCAGGGGGCGCACGCCACCGAGGCCCCGGCCCGGTTCGGCCACGGCCTCGGACTCATCAACCTCGGTGAGTGGTGGGGACACCCGGGCGGCATCAACGGCTACGGCACGATCTGCTTCTTCCACAAGCCGACAGGCGCGGTGATCGTCGGCCTGCAGAACTTCTCTGGGCTGCAGATCGAGAGCCACCTCATGCCCCAGATAGCGCAGCGACTGTACCCCGGCTCGATGGTCGAGCCGTCGAACTACATCACGCTGTAGACGACTTGACATCGAACGGATAGCACATGCAACTCATCGGCAACCCCACGCAAGGCGGTTTGGTCGGCGGCATCCCAGGACCGCGTGGACCGGTAGGTCCCGCAGGCCCCGAGGGACCTCAAGGACCCGAGGGTCCGCAGGGTCCTGAAGGCCCCGTTGGGCCAGAAGGCCCGACAGGTCCAGAGGGGCCTGTAGGCGAGGCTGGGCCGCAAGGAGAGCAAGGAATCCAGGGTCCCGAGGGTCCAGTAGGCCCAGAGGGTCCTGAAGGCCCACAGGGCGACGTAGGGCCTCAAGGCCCCCAGGGTGACGGCCTTCAGATCAACTCGACGGTCGAGGACTACGCGGGCCTCCCCACGGGCCTCGGCCCACAGGACACCGGCTACGCGGTCTTCGTCCAGTCGGACGGCAAGCTCTACGTCTGGTCCGGTTCGGCGTTCCCCGCTGACGGCCAGGGCGCACAGATCCAGGGCGTCGAGGGTCCACAAGGACCCCAAGGCGAGCAAGGCCCCAAGGGCGATAAGGGTGACCCCGGCGATCCCGGTGCTCCCGGTGCGGACGGCGCTGACGGCGCACAAGGCCCGCAGGGTGACCAAGGCCCCCAAGGTATCCAGGGGCCGAAGGGCGACAAAGGCGACAAGGGCGATACCGGAGACACCGGCCCCCAAGGACCCAAGGGCGACCAGGGCATCCAAGGCCCCAAAGGTGACCAAGGCATCCAGGGCATCCAAGGCGTTGCTGGCCCCTCGAACTTGTGGGTGGGTAAGCCGCTTCCCGCGAGCGGGGTGACCGGCACGCTGTACGTGGTGACCCCGTGAAGGTCTGGAACGGTTCGGCGTTTGTCGACGGCACTCCGAAGATATGGACCGGCTCCGCGTTCGTCGCTCCTGCGGCTGCCCACATCTGGGATGGATCGGCCTTCCAGAAGGTCTGGCCGACGTTCACCCCGATCAACTACGAGAACGTCACGGTTCTCAACGTCGAGATCCCGGCAGGCGCTGCTGGCGTCTGGGTAACCCTCCTCGGAGGCGGCGCTGGCGGTGCCAGCGGTAACGGGACGATCAACCGCTCGGGTGGACCCGGAGGCGGCGGTGGGGCCAAGATCTTCCGGATCTGGATTCCCAAAGCCCAACTGGGATCGACCTTCTCGCTGACGCGAGGACTCGGCGGCGCGTCGAACGCGCACGGCACGGCATCCATCTTCACCTCCGGTGGCATCACGCTGACGGCGGGAGGCGGGTTCTTCGCCTCCGCTGCCCCCGGCGCAACCTACAACGCCACGGCCCCTGGCGGCGCACCTGGAACATGGTCTGCCGTAGGGCTTTCCGGCGTGACCGGGGCCAACGGCACCGCAGGCGGTGCTGCCCACATGAACGGTGGTGCGGCAGGCGTCAACAACCCGAACGGTGCTGGAGCCGGTGGTGGCGCAGGCGGCGGCAACGTCAACAGCGCATCCGCTGGTGGCAAGGGTGGCGACTCAGCCACCCGCACTGGTAGCGCGGCACACAGCAACACGAAGCCGACCGACGCGGCAGCCGGAAACGGTGGCGCGGGCGGTGGCGGCGGTATCGGGGGCGGCGGTTACACCGGCCCCGGTGGTAAGGGTGCCGACGCGGGCCTCTTCGGAGGCGGCGGCGGTGGCGGTGGCTGTTCATGGGACGGCGCACCCGGTGCTGGCGGTAAAGGCGGGGACGGATACGTCCTTGTCGAGGTCACTGATCAAGGTCCCTAAGTCGCTCTGCGGCTTAGGTATTGGCTCCACCTACTGAACGGGCCACGCAGATGAGCCAACTGCGTATCAAACAGGCCAAAGGCACCTAGCTCAACTGGTAGAGCAGCGGTCTCCAAAGCCGCTGGTTGGGGGTTCGAGTCCCTCGGTGTCTGCCATTAAAACGGCGGTGCGCTAGCGCCCTCCCAACCAGGGGTACCGCTGCCGGGACGAGGTGGTGGGTCGTCGTCCCATTCCAACTTGAGAGGAGAACCTGTGGCACGCAGGACATTTCGCGGCAACTCGTACTCCGAGAATGGTTGGCCCTACGTCGACCAGGGTTCGTGTACCTGGGTCCTAGTCCCAGGCAGCAACGACGTATGGCTGCAGATCCAGAACGGCGCACCGCTGCAGGTGCTTCGGGCGTTCGCAGCCGACTTCAACGCGTACGTCGAACCGCTCCGGGACGCCGACTCGGCGTGCTGGACCCAGGACAACTCGGTCGACACCAGCAACCACCCCGGTGGCACTGGTATGGACCTGAACTGGAATGGCCCACCGGAGGCCCCAGCGTTCCGCTACGGGATCTCCGAGGCGAAGGCGTACCCGGGCGACAAGGCCCGGAAGCTGCGTGAGCTTCTCGACTGGTACGAGGGCACCGTCTTCTGTGGCGGCTTCTGGGACATCCGCGACTGGATGCACTTCCAGATGGGTGGCAACACCTACGACCGGGCGCACGACCGCACCGCTGGCTGGGTGGATCAGTTCATCGCCCGGAAGATCCGGGCCGATGGGTTCTCGACGTTCAAGCGCGGCGGCTCTGGTGGAGCCGTCCCGCTGTCGAAGAAGGACCAGTACTCGCTGGCAGCGATCACCGTTGGTAACGAACTCGGGATCACGCCCAAGGGGCAGAAGATCGCCATCGCCGTCCAGTTGGTCGAGACGAACCGGACGATGTACGCGAACCGCAACGTCCCGGAGAGCCTGAACTTCCCGCACGATGCCGTTGGGGCAGACCACGATTCGACGGGTCTGTACCAGCAGCGGCAGGCGTGGGGGCCGCTCTCGGTGACGATGGACCCGATTGGGTCGTCCCGGCTGTTCTACCTCGGTGGTAGGGCAGGCCAGCGCGGCCTGACCGCGTTCCCGTACAACACCGACGCCCGCACCCCGGGCGGCTGGGCGCAGGCCGTACAGGTCAGCGCCTTCCCCGACCGATACGACGAGCGTTACGCCGAGGCGACGGACATCTACAACCGCCTCAGTCTGATAGGAGAGGATGATCCGTTGGCAGATCCAGCAATCATCAAGAAGATCAACGAGATTCACGCGTGTCTGTTCAACAAGACCGAGTCGACCAGCGATCTCGCCACACCGGGTGAGGGTGCCATCTGGCAGCTTCACGAGAAGATCCACAACCTCGACGGGATGGTTCACCCGATCCACGCCGAGAGGCGTGCTCGGGCAGGCGATCTCGGCGAGCTTCATCGTATCGTCGTAGCCGCGAGCGGCAACGGCAAGAAGAGGGACGCCGTCACCGTCGGCGTCTACCAGAGCATCCTGGCGAGCATCGAGAACGATGTTCCCGAGGTGCTTCTGCGCTACAAGCAAGTGAGAGGTATCGCATGAGCAAGTACACAGTGGGATCGGTGGCGAAAGCCATCATGGGCGGGTTCGTAACCGCCAGTGGCGCTCTCGCCGCCATGAAGGTCGGCGCGGATGTCTCCGTGCTGTCGCCAGACCAGTGGCTGCTGGTTGCCGGCGCTTTCCTGACGGGCGCGGGCGGCGTGTTCGCCGTCCCGAACGCTGACACCGAGACACCCGGCGACAAGGTCGTCAAGGGCGTCGAGGCGGTCATCGAGGCCCAGAAGACCGCACAGGCCGAACTCGACCGCGTCAAGGGCGCGGTCACCGGAGCCGTGGGCACCGTCCCCGGCCTGGGGCCGCTGGCGTCTGACCTGATCAACTCGATCCCGACCACGGTCGGTCAGGCGTACTCGCAGTTTCCGGACCTGACGGCCTTCCAAAGGCCGCAGTGATTCTGAAGGTCGGCTCGACCGGCCAGGTCGTATCCGACTGGCAGGCAGAGATGCTGGAGAGGTACCCGTCCTACGCCAAGGCCGCTGACGGCGGTCCCCTGAAGGTGGACGGGTACTTCGGGTACGACGACGAGGCCGTGCAGGTCGAGTATGAGTTCCGCACAGGCCAGCCCATCGACCGCGAGGTCAGCCAGGGCGACCTGGACTACCTCGGCATCAAGACCGACTCGTTCAAGGGCCGCTGGCTCTTTACGGTCCACGGAACGGGCATGGCTGACCCGTTCGGTCCCGGCCTCCCCGCCGACACGGCGAGGGATGTCGAGGACATCTACGACTGGCAACCGATTGGGAACTACCCCGCTGCGGCGTTCCCGATGTGGCCGTCGATCACCAAAGGCGTTGGAGAGCTACGGAATCAGATCGCTTCCAAGCCCGGTGAGATCAACATGGCCGGTTACAGCCAGGGTGCTGTCGTGTGTGGGCAGGTGCTCAAGCACGACATCATGTCGCCCAGTGGCAGCCTGCACCACAGGCTGAAAGACGTTCGCAAGGTCGTCTTTTGGGGAAACCCGATGCGGCAACAGGGAATCGCGCATACAGACGAGTGGATTCATCCTGTCGCATCGCCTTCCACTATGGGCATCCTTGAGGACCGTCTTGAGGGCCTGGAGGATGCGCCGTTCGAGGTTCGCGACTACGCCCACGAGGGCGATATGTACGCCTCGATCAAGGCCGACGACATGCACGAGTACGAGGTTGCCATCGGTCGTCTGGTCATGAACGCGACCGACTTCTGGAAGGGCAAGGACTCCCTTGTCTCCCAGTTGCTGGAGCTTCATCAGCGCCCTCTGTCGGAGGGAATCGCGGTGGCGCGAGCCATCATTGACGCGATGGGTTTCCTCGCGAAGGCGACTGGACCTCAGTGGCCGCACTTGTACAACCGCTACCCGGCTGTCGCATTCCTGCGTAGCTAATTTGACACCGTACGGAAGGGAGGAGGAGTGAGCCTCTATCTCAACCCGGGGCCGCTCCTCCCCCAACCGCCGCACAAGATCGGCCCGGTATGGCAGGTCCACGAGGACGGCTCGTGGGCGCTACCGGCACGCACACTCGGATGGGGTGTACTGAACTGGCTCGCGGAGTATGTCCGCTCCCCCGCTGGCGGGGGCGTGTTCATTCCGACGCTGGAGCAGGCTCGGTTCATCCTGTGGTGGTACGCCGTGGACGAGCGCGGCAACTACGCATACCGCGAAGGTTGCCTGCGCCGCATGAAGGGCTGGGGCAAGGACCCGCTCTGTGCCGCCATCGCACTCGTAGAGCTTTGTGGCCCTGTGGCTTTCAGCCACTGGGACCTCGACGGCAGCCCGGTGGGCAAGCCACGCCACGCGGCGTGGATCACCGTGGCCGCTGTCAGCCAGGACCAGACCAAGAACACCTTCTCGATGTTCCCGGTCATGATCTCCAAGAAGATGAAGGTCGACTACGGCCTGGACGTGAACAAGTTCGTCATCTACTCGGAGGAGGGTGGCCGGATCGAGGCCGCGACATCGTCGCCGGCGTCGATGGAGGGTAACCGCCCGACCCTGGTCATCGAGAACGAAACCCAGTGGTGGGGAGTCGGTCCGGACGGAAACGTCAACGACGGCCCCGCGATGGACGACGTGATCGAGGGCAACGTCTCGAAGATCCCGGGCGCACGCAAGCTCGCGATCTGCAACGCACATATCCCGGGCAACGACACCGTTGCCGAGAAGGCGTACGACCACTGGCAGGACATCCTGTCGGGTAAGGCCGTCGACACCGGGATCATGTACGACGCTCTTGAGGCCCCAGCGGATACACCTGTCTCGGAGATCCCCTCCGAGAAGGAGGACCCCGAGGGGTATGAGAAGGGCATCGCCCAACTCATGGAGGGCCTTGAGATCGCCAGGGGCGACTCGTATTGGCTCCCGCTGGACGAGATCATGGGATCGGTTCTGAACACCCGGAACCCCGTGACCGAGTCCCGGCGCAAGTTCCTGAATCAGGTTAACGCCCACGAGGATTCGTGGATCGCACCCGCGTGGTGGGATCGGCTGGCGCTGACCGACCCGCTGTTCAAGCTGAAGAAGAACGACCGGATCACGCTGGGCTTCGACGGATCGAAGTCCGACGACTGGACCGCCTTGGTGGCGTGCCGTGTCAGTGACGGGATGTTGTTCCTGCTGGACAAGTGGAACCCGAACGACTACCCGCACGACGAGGTCCCCCGGGACGAGGTCGATGCCGTGGTTCGTTCGGCCTTCCAGCGGTACGACGTAGTCGGCTTCCGGGCCGACGTGAAGGAGTTCGAGGCATACGTCGACCAGTGGGGCAGGGACTTCAAGCGCAAGCTGAAAGTCAATGCGACACCGGGCAATCCAATCGCATTCGATATGCGCGGTCAGACAAAGCGATTCGCGTTGGACTGCGAGAGGTTCCTCGACGCAGTGATCGAGAAGGAACTCTGGCATGACCAGAATCCCGTTCTGCGCCAACACGTTCTGAACGCGAGACGACACCCGACGACATTCGACGCGATCTCGATACGCAAAGAGAGCAAGGACAGCAGCAAGAAGATCGACGCTGCCGTCTGCGCCGTCTTGGCGTTCGGTAGCAGACAGGACTACCTGATGAGCAAGAAGCACAGAGGAGGAGGGGCGGTGATCGTTCGATGACCAGCCCGACCCCCAAGACGGAGAACGTCAATCCCCTTGAGCGGCTTGACCCTCTCCTGAGCGAGTTCGAGGAGAAGCGTAGGCCCCTCGCCGACAACACCGCGTACTACGAGTCGCAGCGGCGTCCGGATGCCATCGGCATCGCGGTGCCGCCCGAGATGCGCCAACTGCTGGCGCACGTCGGCTACCCGCGTCTGTACGTCAACGCACTCGCTGACCGGCTGAACCTGGAGGGCTTCCAGATCACCGGCAAGGACGAGGCCGACGAAGAGATGTGGGACTGGTGGCAAGCCAACGATCTCGATGTCGAGTCCTCGCTGGGCCACGTCGATGCGCTGGTACACGGACGGTCGTTCGTGACCATCTCGAAGCCAGATCCGAAGGTGGACATCGGGGTTGACCCGAATGTCCCGCTGATCCGAGTAGAGCCGCCGACGAACCTGCACGCCGTCATCGACCCCAAGACCCGCAGGGTCAAGGAGGCGATCCGGGCGATCTACGACGACGCTGGCAACGAGGTCATCTCGGCCACGATCTACCTCCCGAACGTGACCGCCGTCTTCGACAAGGTCGAGGGTGAGTGGACACAGGTCCAGGCGATTGCACACGGCCTGGAGATGGTTCCGATTGTGCCGTTGGCGAATCGGACCCGTTTGTCGGACCTGTACGGGACGACGGAGATCACTCCGGAGCTTCGGTCGGTGACCGACGCTGCGGCCCGGACGCTGATGCTGATGCAGTCCACCGCTGAGCTTATGGGCGTGCCCCTGCGGCTGTTGTTCGGTGTGACCAAGCGTGAACTCGGTATCCCCGACGAGACGGATGTCCCGACACCGCGTCAGGCGTTCGAGGCGTACTACGCCCGCATCATGGGCTTCGAGGAGGAGCAGGGCAAGGCGTATCAGTTCGATGCCGCTGAGCTTCGCAACTTCGTGGACGCCCTCGATGCGCTGGACAAGAAGGCAGCCGCCTACACCGGCCTACCCCCGCAGTACTTGTCGTTCTCCTCGGACAACCCGGCCTCGGCTGAGGCCATCAAGTCCTCGGAGTCCCGGCTCGTGATGAACGCGGAGCGGAAGGCACGGATCTTCGGCGGGGCCTGGGAACAGGTCATGCGCGTGGCGTACGTGGTGATGAAGGGTGGCGAGATCCCACCGGACTACTACCGGATGGAGTCGATCTGGTCCGACCCGTCGACCCCGACCTACGCGGCCAAGGCCGACGCGGCGTCCAAGCTCTACAACCAGGGCATGGGCCTGATCCCCAAGGAGCAGGGCCGTATCGACATGGGCTACTCGGTCGAGCAGCGCCGGAAGATGAAGGAATGGGACGAGCAGGAGGACCCGATTGCGGGTGCCCTCGGCCAGGTTCTCAAACCCGGCGCTAAGCCGACGACACCGGCAGCAGCCGGTGCGTCCGACTCCCCTCCGTCCGAGGGGGCATCTGACGAGTGACCGCTGAAGAGTACGCCTACGAGATCGCACTGATCTCGGCAACGGTAGCCGCCTACGTCCTCAAGACCGCACGCTTGTTCCTGGGGCCGAGGCTCACGGTGGCGCAGTGGATCTCACTGCTGCAGGTGATCTACCCGGAGGTGTACCAACAGCGGCTCAGGGCCGCTGAGATCGCTCGAGATTTCTACGACAGCGAGCGGAGCCGGGTTCACCCGGATCTGCCCCGGCATGAGCAGTTCCTCGTGGAGTACGACTTCGAGGAGTTCGTCTCCGACATGAATCCCGTCAGGGAGAAGATGTCGCGGGAGGAAGCCGGTGATTCCGACGCCGGGGCGCTCGCGCTCCGGGCGGTTCGCTCCGTGGAACTCGGTGGCCGGAAGCAGATCATCCGTGCGGTCCAAGACGACCCACTGGAAGTGATTGAACCAGAACCGGACCCGATACAGACAGCCGTCGAAGCGACGGTGTCGCGCTCGCGAGAGCGTCGACAGTTTCGGGACCTACTCAAGGAGTTCCAACCGGATACACCGGCACCGCAACCTGTTTCACGGGGTATAGATCGCGACGAGATCCGCGATGCCCGTGAGCGCGGCCAGTCCATCAAGGGCTGGGCCAGGGTTGCAACGGGCAACGAGACGTGTGCCTGGTGCCTGATGCTCATTTCCCGTGGGCCGGTGTACGTCGGTGCGGAATCTGCCGGCCTGGACCTGGACGACGACACCGCTGCCCGCATGATCGCGGGCGGCGAGGATGTCAGGCCCTTCATGGAGGAGTGGCATACCGGGTGCGACTGCAAGGTCGTCCCGGTGTTCGACATCGGGTCATGGTCCGGGTTCAACGCCTGGAAACGTGCTGAATCCCTTTGGGAGGACGCCAGTCTGGAGGCACGGGCACTCATCGAATCCGGTGAGGCCCGTTCCGACAACCTGAACAAGGAGACGGTAAACGCTCTCCGTCGTCGCCTCGAACGGGGCGACGTTTCGATGACCGACTTCGCCGTAGCGGCGTAGTCACCACCCGACCCCCTGGTGGGGTCCAACCATGCCCAGGAGGCAAACAAATGGCAGACGAAGTAACCACGACGACCACGACAGAAACCCCGGCAGCGGATCAGGCATCGGCCCCCGAGGTGTTCAGTCGCGAGTACGTCGAGGAATTGCGGCGCGAGAACGCCAAGCACCGGACCTCGAAGGAAACGGCGGTCAATGAGGCCGTCGCGGCTGTCAAAGCCGAGTACGAGGCCAAGCTGGCTGACAAGGACACCGCGTACTCCGCTCTGCAGAACGAACTGGGCGCTGCCTGGATCGAACTGGAGAAGGTCTACACCACCATCGACGCCAAGGTCCCCTCGGACAAGGTTCGTTCGGTTGTGGAGTTCCTGAAGGGTGAGGACAAGGAGTCCATCACCAAGTCCGTTCAGTCTGCCGCTCAGTTGTTCGGCGGTTGGGACACAACCGATCCCGCCGTCGACCCCACCCAAGGCAAGGGCGGTGGCACCCCGCTGCCGCTCAATGGCGACAAGCTGATGATGGCGTTGAACGCCAAACTCGGCCTCGTCTGAGCCAATCCCCCACTAACGCAAGGAGATACGAGTCATGGCCGCAGGCACTGACTTCGCAGTCAACCACAGCCAGATCGCTCAGACTGGCGACTCGATGTTCCAGGGCACCCTGGAACCCGAGGAAGCACAGGACTACTTCGCCGTAGCGGAGAAGACCTCCATCGTGCAGAAGCTCGCCCGCAAGATCCCGATGGGTACCACGGGCGTGAAGATCCCCCACTGGACCGGCGATGTCGCTGCCCAGTGGATCGGTGAAGGCGACATGAAGCCGATCACCAAGGGTGACTTCGGCGTGAAGCAGGTCGAGCCGCACAAGATCGCGACGATCTTCATCGCATCTGCGGAAACCGTCCGTGCGAACCCGCACAACTACATCGGCACCATGCGCTCCAAGATCGGCACGGCCATCGCGCTGACGTTCGACTCGGCGGCGCTGTGGGGCACCGACAGCCCGTTCGACAAGTACCTGGCGCAGACGACCAAGGCCGTCTCGCTCAGCGACCCGGACGGTGCGGGCACCGATGAAACCCTCACGGCCTACGACGCCCTCGGCGTCATCGGCCTGGGCTTGCTCGTCAACGACGGCAAGAAGTGGAACGGTACCCTGCTGGACGACATCGCGGAGCCGATCCTCAACGGGGCCAAGGACGCCAATGGCCGTCCCCTGTTCGTGGAGAGCACCTACGAGGGCCTGACCGCCCCGTACCGCGAGGGCCGCATCCTGTCGCGTCCCACGGTCCTGTCGGACCACGTCGCGAACACCGCTCTGACGCCTGACGTTCTGGGCTTCCAGGGCGACTTCAGCCAGATCGTTTGGGGCCAGGTCGGTGGTCTGTCCTTCGACGTGTCGGATCAGGCGACCCTGAACCTCGGCACCAAGGCTGAGCCTGAGTTCGTGTCGCTGTGGCAGCACAACCTCGTCGCAGTCCGTGTGGAGGCCGAGTTCGGCCTGCTCATCAACGATGAGGACGCGTTCGTCAAGCTGACTGCCTGACGGATATTTGACACCGTACGGCGGGGGGCCTTCGGGCCTCCCGCCTTCGGTGAGAACGGAGCCACATGAAGGTTCGCAATCTGCAGGTCGGTGGCACCGCCACCGTCAGTGATGAGTACGGCGCACGGCTGATCGCCACAGGCGGTTGGGCCGCAGCCGAAGAGAAACCCAAGCGCAAGCGGTCGACCAAGAAGGTCGACCCTGCCCCCGAACCACAACCCACCACGGTCGAGGTACCGCCCACTGAGGAGTGAATGAGACATGGCGATTGCAACTGCTCAAGACGTTGAAAGTCGCTGGGTCCGTGAGCTTTCCGACGAAGAGGAAACCCTCGTCAACACCCGGCTGGAGGATGCCGAACGGATGATCAGGCGTCGGATCAGGAATCTGGACGCCCAGATCACCGCAGGCACCATCGCCCAGGCCGACGTGGTGCAGGTCGAAGCCGACATGGTGTTGCGGCTACTCCGCAACCCCGAGGGCTTCACACAGGAGACGGACGGCAACTACACGTACATGCTGAGCCAGAGGTTGGCCTCTGGCGTTCTGGAGGTTCTCCCCGATGAGTGGGAGTCCCTTGGCATTACGCGTAAGGGCATGTTCACTCTCGTGCCGACGTTTGTGATGCCGACATGAGCGCGAGCGACCGTCAGCCGCCTGGTCCGTATCCTCCCGATTTCACCAAGGCCGTTCGGCCAGAGCATGTCGACCCGCAGAAGTGCGACCACGAGTTGGGCATCTGCTACTGCGTGCATGACTGGCGCATCGAGTGGGGCAACCTCCCGCGAGGTGGCCGATGAGTCTCCTCGATAGGTGCGATGAGGATGTCGTCGTCTACCCGATGGTCGTCGGCAAGGACGGGGACGGCAACGACAAGACGTTCCCGTCCGAGGTCGGTATTCCGACCAAGGCCCGTGTGCAGGTTCTCGGCCAGTCCGGGACATCGTCCCGACGCCAAGAGCAGGACAACGAAGGGTTCGAGTCGGAGCGTGTCTACACGATCCACTTCACCCGGAAGTTCGACCGCCAGCACGGCGTGATCGGGATGCAGTCCGTAGTCGAGTGGGGGACGAACCACATCACCGGAGAGCCAGTCAGGTACTCGCTGTTCGGTGAACCGGCGTTCTACACCGGCTCCCGGCGCACCAAGCACACCGGCTACACGATGAAGAGGTACTGACATGGCTGTCGTCCTCTACTACGGCAAGCGGGCAATGGCCGAGAAGATCGCCCATATGCCCGGTGTGGGTGATGCCACCTGGGACGAGGCCAAGGAGCGCGACCGCGTAGCGGCGGCGCTGCTGGCACAGGTCCGGGCGACTACCCCGCACAGCAAGATCTTCGGTCCGGATCACCTGACCAAGACAGACGCATCCCGGGCCTTCCCGGACGCGTTCTTCTCGCTGATTGCGCCGAACCCCAAGGCAATTGAGTTCGGCCACGACCCATCCGGTGTTTTCGCCGGCACGGATACGAAGTCCCCGGAGGGCCTCTACATCCTGTACCGCGCAGCCGGTTTGGCGTAAGGAGACTGATGGCAGAGCTATCACGTATCCAGAAGGTGGTGCTCCCGCTCCTGCGGGGGCACGACGACATTCTCGACAACGTCAGCATCCGACCCGGGATAGCCCCGGCCAAGGTCGGGTCATGGGTCGAGAACATCAACCTCCGCGACTTCCCTCTGGTCAACATCAGACGGATCGGAGGGGTGCGGCACGCGACGAGGCCCAGGAGGCTGTCGAAGCCGGTGATCGAGATGACCGTGTACCACACGGCTGATCTCGCTTCGTGCGAAGAGATGTACGAAGAGTGCCTCGACGTTCTATACGACGCGGTGCTGTTGCAGACGCAGACGCCATACGGCTACCTGCATTCCATCAAGGAGACGATGGGGGCAACCCAGTTCAGTTCTCCGTTCATGGATTCATGGAGGGTCCAAGGGCTGATCGCCCTTGGACTCAGACCCCCACGTAACTAAGGAGATTCGCCAACATGGCACTTAACGATGAAGCGGTGTTGACCGCTGCAGTCGGACACGTCTACACCGGCACGGTCGGTACCGCCGTCGCTCCGACTGCTGCTCAGCTTGACGACCTGAACCTGCTCGATCCTGCGGGCTGGACCGGCGCGACTGGCTGGACGAGCGTCGGCCACACGAGCCGGAATGACATGCCCGAGTTCGGATTCGAGGGTGGTGACACCGAGGTCCGAGGCACCTGGCAGAACGAGAAGCTCCGCGAGGTTGTGACCGAAGCGGCTGCTGACTACCTGATCGTCTACCTGCACCAGTTCGATGAGGACGCTTTCGCCCTCTACTACGGACCGAATGCCGGTACGACTCCGGGTGAGTTCCACGTCAGTGGCGCGTCCAACCCGAGTGAGAAGGCGTTCCTCGTGATCATCGAGGACGGCGACGTACGGATCGGCTTCCATGCCGCGAAGGCATCGCTGCGGCGCGAGGAAGCCATCCAGCTTCCCGTGGACGACTTCGCTTCGCTGCCCATCCGGGCGACGTTCCTGAAGTACCAGAACGAGCCTGCGTTCAAGTGGATCAACGAGGATCTGTTTCCGGGCGCATGATACTTGACTCCGAACATTCGGAGTCTGGTGACAGGGGGAGGGGTTTTTCCTGGCGGGCCTACCCCTCCCCCGCTCCACCCTTAACGGCCCGCCAACACTGAAAGGTCCGCTATGTCAAACGTATTCACCCTCGACGCCGTCAAGGCAGAGGCTCGTAAGAAGTTCGCTCCCGTGCAGATCGGTCTGAGCGACGACACCACCGTCGAACTCACCAGCTTCCTGAAGCTCGCCAAAGAGGACCGCAAGTCGGTCAAGGCGGCTCTGGACTCGCTGAACGAGGTCAACGACGAGGACGAGTCCGACGAAGCCGTCGAGTCCGTCATCGAGATCATCTCGAAGATCTTCACGCTCATCGCCAACAAGCCGTCGAAGCTGTTGCGCGCCTTGGACGATGACGAGATCGAGGTCAAGCTCGCGACGATGACCAAGATCCTCCAAGCATGGTTGGAGCAGGCACAGGTGGGGGAAGCCTAGAACTCGCCGACCTGATTGATAGGTACGGCGGGTGCATCCTCGCTGATCTGAAATTGCACTACGGCGTCGACCTCCGGGATCTGTTCTCGGAGGTCGACCCGCTCTCCCCCAGGTATGTCCTGACGCTACTTCGTTACATGCCAAGCGATTCGGCGACGTTCGCCGAGATGCGTGGCGGTCAAGAGTTCCGTGGATGGGACGAGGACCGCTACCAGAACACCGCGATGGTCGATGCCATTCGCGGTCTGCTCTACGCCTTCATCTTGGCGCACACGGGCAAGAACTCTCGCAAGCCAGCGGCCCCTGAGCCGTGGCCCACACCGGATCGCAAGAACCGGAAGGAACGGCAGAAGAAGACCCCCGGGTCCTTCTACCGAATGGTGGCGACCCAGGTCGCAAAGAAACGGAAGCAGAAGGGCGGTAGCTGATGGCCGGGGCCGGTGGAGAAGAAGTCGGACGGATCAGTATCCGGGTTGTCCCGGATACTGACCGGTTCCGTGAAGACCTTGCCAGGGACCTAGAGGCGGCTGAGAAGGGTCACCGGGTAGAGATCCCGGTGACCGCCGACACGGACAAGTTCCGGCGCGAGGTAGAGGCCGCTGCGAACAACGTGCCCGACGCCGAGATCGACGTTGAGGCCAACACCAAGGGTGTGCGGGCGCAGATCCTGGCAGCCGCCAGGGATGCGACGGCGAAGATCGACGTTGATACCAACGGGATTCGGCGCAAGCTGGACCTGCTGAACGTCGCGTTCGAGAAGCGAGTCGCCAGCGCACTCGACAACAAGCCGCTCATCGCGGACTCGTTCCAGTCGATGCAGCGCAGGCTGAACACGCTGGATCTGAACTGGGACCGCAAGGTCAAGGACACACTGGCGAAGATCAAGCCACAGATCGAACTGGGCGTCAGCCCAGAGTTCGATTACCGTCTGCGCCAACGTCTTCAGAAGTTCGCGAAGACGAACATGCTGGACCTGAAGATCGACCCGAAGTTCGACTTCCAACTGCGCCAGCGTCTCGCGAAGCTGCAGAACACCAAGTTCGAGCCGGATGGCTTCCAGTCGTCCATGCTCTCGGAACTCGACAAGGCGTCTCGCCGGATCGAGGTCAAGATCCCGCTCACCGCCGAAGGTGAGGAGTTCCGGGCGAAGGTCCGGGCACAGGTCGAGGCCCTGGAGAAGTCCATCAAGGCCAAGGTCCCTGTGGATCTGGAGCTTGCGGCTGGGCAGAAGGCGAAGATCGCCGCCGAGGTCGCTGCGCTGAAATCGCTTGCGAATCTTGGTGATGACGACGGCGGGATCGCCAACTTCACCAAGGGCCTGCAGAAGGCCGGCGGTGAGGTCGAGCATGTCGGTCGGTCGTTCCTGGGCCTGACTCGGGTCGGCTGGATCGTCGTCGCGGTGTTCGCCGCAGCGGCACCGCTGATCGGTCTGGTCGCTGGTCTGCTGGCTGGCCTGCCCTCGCTGGTGACCGCGTTCGGCACGGGCATCGGTGTGGTGGCCCTCGGCATGGACGGCATCAAGAAAGCCTCCGAGGCTGCCCTGCCCGCCTTCGAGGCGGTCAAGGGCGCGGTGTCCGGGGTGTTCGAGTCCCGACTGACCCCGATGTTCGCAGAACTCGGTGAAGTCCTGACGGTGCTCCAACCGGGCCTGGAGGGCGTAGCCCACGGGCTGTCGGATGTGTTCCGGGGATTCCTCGACGTAGTGAACTCCGCTGATGGTCTGGCGACCATCCAGAACATCCTCGCCAACACCCAGACGTTCTTCTCCCAACTGGCACCGATCATCGGTACCGCGACCCAGTCGTTCCTGACGCTGTCGAGCGCAGGCTCGAATGCGTTCGGGTACTTGACCGGATCGCTGGGGACCTTCGCGACCCAGTTCGATCAGATGGTCAACCGGGTTACCGCCAACGGCGTGTTCGACTCGGCCATGAAGGGTCTGTCTCAGACCCTTGACGGGGTCACGGGCTTGTTCACCCGACTCATGGAGTCGGGCCTGCAGGCGATGGGTCAGCTTGGTGGACCGCTCAATACGCTGTTCCAAGGCATCGGGGATGCCCTGGTGGCCGCGATGCCTGCGTTGACGAGCTTCTCGGCGTTCCTCGGGAACGTCGGTGGGACGCTCCTCACGGCGATTGCACCGGCTATCCAGGCCGTGACGCCAGCGTTCACGTCGCTGGCGAACATCGCTGGCGGGATTCTCATCAACGCCTTCCAGCAGTTGAGTCCGCTCCTGACAGAGGTTGCGGGTGCCCTCGGCACCACGCTGACGACTGCCCTTCAGCAGCTAGTACCGCTGATGCCGCAGTTCCTCAGTACGGCGAACCAACTCGCGACGACGCTCACAACGTCGTTGGCTCCCATCCTGCCGCAACTGGCTACCCAGTTCGGGATTCTGCTCGGGCAGATCATTCAGTTGGCTCCGTCCTTCTTGAATCTGCTTACTACGGCGATCATTCCGTTGATCCCGCAGATGATGCAACTGGCGCAGCAGTTGCTGCCGGTGGCGATTGCAGCGATGCAACTCGCTCCGACGGTGCTGAAGCTCGCCAACAACTTCATCCAGTTCATGACGGCAGCCGCTCCGGTGGTCGGCGTCATCACCGCACTGGCTAGTCCGCTGCTGAACCTCGTCACCCATTTCGACTCGGTGAGGAACGGCGTCCAGACGTTCATCAACGTCCTGGGCACCCTGCCCGGGATCATCTCGGGCGTCATGGGCAGCGTGGTGGGCGCTGTGGTGTCTGGCGTGAGCCAGGTGATCTCTCAGTTCGTCACTGCCGGTGGACAGGTGCTCGCCGAGGTGGGCACATGGCCGGGACGGATTATGGGCGTCCTGGCGAGCCTGGGCAGCCAGATGGCTGCTGCTGCCGCGTCTGCGGCGTCGGCGTTCATCGGTGCGCTGGCATCCGGCATCTCTGCCGGTGTCAGCCGGGTGGCTGGTGCTGTGTCGTCGGTGATGGGCGCTGTGCGTGCCATGATCCCGAACTCCCCCGCCGAGGACGGCCCCTTCTCGGGGTCCGGATGGCGGCAGGTCACCGGCTTCGGTGAAGCGTTGGGAGACGGACTGGCGAGCGGTATGCCCGGTGCGAAGGACAAGATCGTAGCCCTCGCAAGGGAACTGATGCAGGCGATCAAGGACGTGTTCGGCTCTGCTGATGGTCTGACCCTGAACTTCAACCTCGGTGGAGGTGGAGGTATGGGCGGGCTGTCGAGTATGGCTTCCGGACTGAACCCGCAGATGTCAGCGATGAACACCAACCTCGGTGAAATGCGTGATCTCACAGAGGGATTGGACACGTCGATGACCAACCTCGGGTCCACGATGGGAGACAACCTCAAGGAGCAGCAGGCTCTGATCAGCATGAAGAAGGACGAGCTTGAGGTCCAACGGCAGATGCTGCAGAACCAGAAGAACGCGACCGAGGACAAGGCGCAGAAGCAGGCTCTCCAGAGTCAGATTGACGAGATCAACCTGATGAAGGACAAGCTCGAACTCCAGCGCGAGCAGTTGGGTTACGCCGACAAGTACGGCGCGTCCCAGGAGGACGCGGCAGCCAACGTGCAGGACTACATCCGTGGGATGTACGACGCAGCGAAGGGTGCTGTGACTTCCCAACAGCAGCAACTGTTCTCGGATCTCGGCATCAGCGGCCAGGGAGCGATCCCGCAGTTGATCGAGCAAGGCGTGGCGATGGGGGAGAACTTCATCTTCAACGTCTCGTCGGCTGACGAAGCCATCGCGATCAAGAACAACCAGACGAATAAGAAAGCACTCCAATACAAGCCGAGGTGATGTCGTCGTGCAACGCACAGACACAGTCGTAGAACTGAAGGATGTCAACGGCGAGTGGTGGAACCTGACGACCGGTGACCGAGGTGTATTCCTCGGTACCGGCGTCAAGGGCATATATGACCCGCCAGTGAAAGTCGTCTACGAGGAGCCGGGGAACTTTCCCGGCTCTCGTTATTTGAACCACCGAATCCTGCGACGGGACTTGGTGTTTGGCGTCGAGATTCTCGATGACCCTGGGGACTCGTGGTTGTCACGGGACTCCGAGTGGCGCAAGGCGTGGGCCTTCGACCGCGACTGCGAGTTGCACATCACCACACCCGAGTCAGGTACCCGCTACCTGAAGCTGCGCCTGGGCGAGTCGATTGAGGTTGACACCACAACCGACCCCCGGGGCAACACGATCAACCGTGCGGCGATGGTGTGTATCTCCGGTGACCCGTTCTGGTACCAGGACGATGTCGTGTACACGGCGGTCACCAAGACGGACACGAGGTTTGACCCGAACCCCCTGCCTTGGCCGTGGCCGCAGCAGACGCTGCCCACGGAGACGTTGACCATCGAGGTTGACCCCAAGGACGGGAAGGGCGGGCTGAACCCGACCGACCAGGCGATCCATCTGAAGTGGCAGGTGCCCGGTTCTGCCGAGGCACCCGCTGAGCCGTACATCCCGGGCATCCCGTGGCTGGGCGCTCCCAACTCGCCGGCAACCATCTGGACCCTCCCGGACTACTCGTTCGAGGACGAGCAGTACGCCAACCGGCGTCTGCGTCTGCCGGGTCTGATCGGTGGCCTGCGGACCGAAGAGGTCCAGGCGGTGTTCATCAAGGGCAAGCCGACATCGGGCTACTTCAAGCTCGGGTACAACGGCGAGTGGACGACGAACCTGCCGTGGAACGCCTCCACAGCCGCCGTGAAGGCGGCGCTGGTGGCGCTGGCTGGTATCGCCTTCAACGACGTAGCGGTGACCCGTGGGGCCTCGACCAACGAGTCCCAGATGATCCGCGTGACGGGCAACCCCAACGGTGGCACGTTCACGCTGACCTTCAACGGTGAGACGACTACCCCGCTGCCGTTCAACGCGACAGCGGGTCAGGTCAAGGCCGCGCTCATCGCGCTGCCCAGCATCGCCAACGGCGAGGTCGATGTCGTGGTGCAAGCCACCGACGAGATCCAAGAGGTTCGCCCGATAGGCGAACCGACCTCGGGGACGTTCACGTTGTCGCTCGACGGTCACAAGACAGGGCCGATCCCGTGGAACGCGACGGCCTCACAGGTCGAGGCGGCGCTGCGGGCGCTGCCGAACGTCAGCACGTCGGGCTGGTGGATCTTCACCTACTCCGATGTCCGGGTGACCAAGGCGTCGGGGCAGTACCAGCCGTGGGTCATCTCGTTCAAGCAGAACCTGGCCGGTAGGGATCTGCCACAGATCGTGGCAGACCCGACGAACCTGTCGGGCGGTGCGGGGATTGACCTCCGGGTCAAGACGACGCAGCAGGGGTCCACGTCGTACATCGCCACGTTCGGAAACGGACTGGGCGGCTTCGACTTCGACCTGATGACAGGGAACGGCTCGGCACTGCAGGGCGAGGGCAACCTCGGCGTCCAGATCGTCGGCATCGCCGACGGATCGCGTCCGTACATGGTGACGTTCACCGGGGAGTTGTCCGGTGTGGATGTCCCGCAGATGGAGATCGACACCACGGGCCTGACGGGCCTGGGAGTGATCTCGGGTCGGGTGGACATCGTCCGGGAGGGTAAGACCTTCCCCGCTGAGAACGCGGTGATCGACACAGATCCCCGCGTCGAGCAGGTCACCTCGGAGTCCGGGTCGCAGTTGTGGTCCCGGATGAACGGGGTCCGGTTCAGAAACCCGGTCCCGCCGTGGACTAAGTCCAAGACATTCGAGATCACCGTAAGCGGTTGCCGCCCAGGCCAAATGGTCATGCTGCGGATACCGCGACCGTGGTCGAGGCCGTGGGGGTTGGAATGAGTCTGACGACCGTACAGGACCATGACCGGCTCTGGGATTACGTTCAGGCTCGACGGGGTCGGATGGAGAAGGAACGCCTCCGACCCCCTCGGGTCGAACTCTGGGACGGCGACTACACCCTCCGGGGTGAGGTCGCTGGCTGGAGGGCCATCGACTTCGAGTTCATCGAAAACGACACGGGCGTAGCGACTCTCGAACTGTCACTGGATCATTACCTCGCCAAGTGGGTGATGAACTTCCGTGGCCGCGAGAAGCGAAACGTCCACATCACCATCGAGAAGCAAGGCGCTCGGTGGTCTGGTCGGATGGACCGCTACAAGGTGGTCAAGACCAAGGAGGGTGACGCTTACCTCGAAATCGTCTTCCAGCACGATTTTGAGCAGAGCAAACACATTCTCTGCTGGGCAAACCCGTTCCTCAGACCAGAACTGCAGTTCCCGAAGCTGTGGATCATCTTCGGTCCTGCGAAGTGGTGTCTGCTTATGACGTTGTTTGTCAACATCTTACGGCTCGAAACGAGTCTGTGGACGCTGCCAGACAACCCGCTCGACATCAACGAGTGGATGCCGTTCTCGTTCAACCCAGCAACGTGGAGGAACATCGTCAAACCGTTCCCGTTCTTCGGGGACAACTCCAACCTGACGATTGTCTTCTCTCGGTTCAAGTCGTTCTACGACGTAGCCAAGAAGACCCTCGCCGACGCGCAGTTGACGCTGACGTGTCGTCGCTACCTGAAGGGTGACACCCACCCGTTCGGTGACCTGACCGGCGAACTGAACATCGACTTTGTCGAGGATCTGTTCTCGTTCATCCCGCTACGGCACGGCTGCCTGGTGTGGGACATCGTGGACAACTCCGGTTGGGGCACGGAGACGGCCTTCGGAGGCAGTCTCCTGACCGGTCTGATCCGGGCGGTGGTCAACATCGCCTCGGACGGTACGACCGAAGGTGTCGACGTGTTCACGGGCGACCCGACGTTCCCCGGCGACTACTACGCCCCCGGGATCGACGGACTCGCCAACCTCGCCGGTACGGCTCCCCAAGCACCGTGGGTGGTGTTCGAGGAGGGGATGTACACAGGCATCGAGTCATCGGAGTTCGAGTACTTCGAGGCCACCGCAACGAGTTTCGTGACCGGTGGTAAGTCGATGCCCGGTGTGAACGAGACGATCTCCGCTGGTGTGAACATGGCCGGCGACTTCGTCACCTCGCTGATCAACTCGGCCCTGGCCGCTGGTGGTGCGTTCGGTACCGCCATCGACATCCCGCCCCTCGGGGGCGTGATGGACGCCGTAGCCAAGCTGCTCTACGAGGACGTGTTCCTGGCGTTCATGGAGATCCCGACGCTTCGTGCGGCGGGACTCCCGTTGCCGTTGCCTGGTCTGGAGGATCACACCACCGGCCTGGGCGACTTCCACCTCTACGAGGAATGGGCTGACGGAGCCGACAGGGCATTCACCTTGTCGGCGATGCTGGCTATCCGGGCGAGGATCTGGGCAACGAGGGCGCACACGGCGCACAAGATCAAGGTCGCTGACGCTGCCCCGTACATCTTCGGGGAGAAGGGCTACGGGCACTTCTTCATCGGGAACCGGGTCGGCACAACGGTTTTGGGCTACCCGATACCGCACACGATCTTCGTGGAGCGGTTGACCAAGGCCCGGTACGTCTGGGACAAGGACGGACCGAAGGGCTGGGAACTCGAGATCGGCTACCGGGAGCCGGAAGATCCGGCGCTCAAGGCAATGGAATGGATTCGTGAAATCAACTCCGGGCTAGGAACTCTCGGAGTGCTATAGGAAGGCTCGCCAGCATGAAGCAGATGAAACCGATTCCCTCGCAAGAGGATGCGGATATGGACGACCCAGAGGAGCACTTCCTCTGGGGACTCCGTAACCTCCCGATGTTCGGGGGTAGCGGCACCGTCACCAACTCCGGGTTCCTCCGGAAGTGGTCGGAGCATCTGTGGAAGCTGGGCTTCCGTCACACAAGCTGGTTGGCGAGGCTGGCTGATGAGAATGGCAACATCCACATCAGTCAGCTTCCCAAACAGCAACTCAAGTTCCAAGAGGCGTTCAAAGGACCCCGCCACACGTACAACAACGCAGCGTGCTGGATTCCCGTCGAGGCGAAACCCGCTGCGCCAACGCAGATTCAGGACCTCTCGAAGGTCACTCTGCTGGAACAACAGATCTATGCAGAGCAGCTTAAGCGGCTCGGTGTCATCCCCGGCGAGCGTGTGCCTGAGCACACCGCCGCCGAACTCAATGAGGGTCATCCATGACGTACAGATACTTGCCCAGTTTCGGGATTCGGGTGTTGCAACTTGTGATCCTGCTCGAATCGCTGATTCGAGGGATCGCCTACATCGTGTCCCCGGTCGGTGTGCCATCGGCCACCGACATCACCGCCAGTGCTCCCCTGAACGTATGGGGGGTGGCCTTCGCGACCTTCGCGGTGCTCGGGTTCTTCGGTGAGGCCCTGATGTCCGGGACCAACCCGGACGTTGGGCGGGGTGGAAACCCAAGAGCGTGGCCGTCTTTCATCGCCCACGCGGGACTCATGATCCTGTACTTGACCATGTTCGTGGCCTACGGAGGAGCCGTCATCAACGGCGACCTCGGGTTGGCCGCAGCGCCAGGGGCGATGCTGACGTTCGCATTCCTCCACTGGCTATTCGCCCGGAGACGTAAGCACCATGCCACCTGAACTGTTCACCCACCTCCCACAGCAGTGGGTAGGCATCTTCGCCATCATGGCGTTCGTCGTGTACATCGGCGCACAGATCGTGGAGAAGTCCGACAAGATCGCCAAGCTCGTCCCGTTCGGTCGTTGGTGGCATCAGCGACAGAACCGCCGAGGTAATCGGCGGGCCTGGATCGCCGAGGACAACGCGGTCATCACCGGGATGCAGGAACAGATCCAGAACGTGGCGAGCGACCTCGCAGAGGTCAACGAGAAGGTTCGGGTGTTCACCGCATGGTCGGTGTACGACGCCCGATACCACCACAAGATCGAGATGTCCCACGCTGACGGACGGTGCTCCTGCGAATTGCCAAGGCACTACGACTATTTCGCATTCGAGACGCTGTACCGGGCTGACCCGGTAGCGGCTGCCGCACTCTGAGGAGGCACTGAGTGACTACACCGAATCAGCCAGCACCCGATTCGCTCGACACCCTCATGGGTGTCGGGCACTTCGAGGTCGGTGGTGCGGACACCAACTACGGCCAGAACATTGACGAGAACTTCGTCACCGATCTGGTGACGGTGCCGTTCGCGACGTTCGGGAACATGCTGGAAGTTCTGGCGATGGTCCTGATGCGTATCCCTGCCGAGGCCCTGAAAGCCTTGGAGCCGTTGATCCCTGACTGGATCGACGGCGGCGGTAACTGGCAAGAGGGCATCGTCGGGAAGATCATCCAGGCCCTGGACCCCCGGCGCATCCCGTACTACTTCGATCAATTCGAGGAGTGGCTTGAGCAGAACTTCAAGCCACTGGCACAAGCACTCTCGGTCATCGGCGGGGTTGTCGAGCAGATCATCAACTTCGTCCAGGCCATCGTGGACGCCATCGTCGCGGGCCTGCGAGGTATCCCGATCCTGGGGAGCATCCTCGACGGTATCGGGGGCCTCGGTGGGGCCTTCGGCCCCGAGGGTAAGCCCATCGACGCCATCGTGCAGGGCGTCGAGGAGGCGGTCGGTGGGTTCGTTGAAGAGGCCATCGAGTCGATCCCGGCGAATATGTACAACGAGTGGTTCGAGACGACGGACGCCGAAGGTATTCCGGAAGAGGTCGGCGTAACCGTCGCCGCTATCCGCACAGCGGTCGCTGGCGGTTTCACCCTGCAGACGTTCACCGCGTCCGACCCGGCATGGGTCGTCCCGGATGAACTCAGGAACGCGGCCACGGCGTATGCCGGCGTTATCGGCGGTGGCGGTCGGGGCGAGTACGGCTCGTACGTCATTGACGCAGACCCGGGCCTAACCGGCGAGGGCGGTAAGGGCGGGTCATCAGGCGGCTACAAGGTCGAGAAGTTCGACCCGTCCACCCTTGGCGCGACTCTCGCCATCGTCGTCGGCGCTGCGGCTTCCGCTGTCGGCGCTCACGGTCAGCCGAGTTCCATTGGTTCCCTTGTCACTTCGACCCCGAACTCCAGTGGTATCGCTACCGAACTGGGCTATCAGGCGAGTAGCTCGGAGCCAGGACGAGGCGGGAAGGGCGGCAACGCCACTACCGGTGGCCCGTCCGCGTCGACTGGTGAGGCCGGTTGGTCGAGCGCGGCGGCAGCCGGTGGCCCAGGAGGTGCCTGGGCTGGGGCACCCAACGCGGGCGTGACCGCAGGCAACGGAGGCCACGGTGGTACCGGGCAGACCGGGACAACCCCCATCGCTGGTGGCGGTGGTGGAGGCGGGGGAGGCGGTGCGTCCGGTGCCGGTTCGTTCACCACAACCACCTCCGGTGCTGGCGGCGACGGGGGCTTCCCTGGCGGCGGCAGCGGCGGTAGCGGTGGGCTGGCGAACAACTCCACGGTCAACACGTCCATCGTCCGACCCCCGGGTATCCCGGCCAACGGCATGGCATTCCTACTCTGGAGGTAAGAGTGAAGGCAACACGGTTGAACACTGACATGAGCCGGTGGGCTGATGGCACAGTGCTTTTCCGCACCGAGGACGGCGAATACCTCGCCGTGGAGGCGCAGGACCCCGACGCTGAGACGACGATTCCCGTTGGCGCACAACCGCTTATCGAGGAACTGATCAACATCGTCGGTGACGGCAGGCAGGCGCTGAAGGAGGTCGTTCGACCCACGGTCGTCTTCGCCTGCAACGAAGAGGGTATCGCTACCAGCTTGACCCCGATCAACAGATTCCCGGCAGGGACATCCCACGAGGATGCCCTCGCCGTTCTCGGCTACACCGTCGAGTAAGCAATGGCCCCCTCCTGGGTGATCCCCGGGAGGGGGCTTTTTTGCGTTAGAGGGACATTCGCTCCCGGAGATCCTCTGGGACAACGAGATCGAAGTAGAACGCTCCCGGCGCTCGGCCTCCTACGGGCCTCCCTTCGACCTTGAGCCGTGCGGTGATCCCGGCCTTGACCAGAAGCTCCCGGCGTCCGTCGCTGTCCAGGCTCCCCCACGCATCCCGGTACAGACGCCCGGTCGGCTGAAGCTCGACCCGGGCCTCGGTCAGTGGCAGGCACTCAAGCTCCTGTATCCGTTTGTCCAGAGCCTCCAGTTGCCCCAGGACTGCCGTTCGGACGGTGTTGCTTGACATCGTCCCGAGAACCTTCGTCAGTTCGTCCACGGCCTCCTGAGCCTCGCGTAGCTCGGTGGAATGGTCGGCCCCGGGGATGAACACCCGCTCAAGCTCGTCGTGGCCCCCGACCTTGTCCAAGAACATATCCTCGACCACGGCCTCGGCATCGTCGGCCTTGACGGCCTGGGAGCACTTGTTCGGGCACTTGTAGTACCGGTAGGGCTTCCCCCGGTTCATCTGGCGTTGGTGGAACAGGTTCGACCCGCACTCCCAGCAGACGGCCACGCCGAGTAGCGGCGAGGCGTCGACCCGCTCGACCTTCTGTGTCCGCGACCGGGCATCGAGAGCGGCCTGCAGCCGCGTGAATGTGTCGTAGTCGATCAGCGGAGGCCCGCCCAGGACGGGCTTCCCGCTGTCGTCCCGGACCACGGCCCCGTTGTGGACGATCTGCCCGAGAAGGGTCCTCGACCGCATCAGGTCCAGGGTGGCGGTCGTCGTCCACTTCGCCCCGAGGGTGGGCTTCCCGTTGCGGTACCGGACGTAGTCAGCCGGGGATAGGACCCCCTCGTCGTTCAGGCCCCGGACGATGGACAGAGTCGACTCACCGGCCAGTGCCCGGTCCACGATCCTGCGGAGGATCGCGGACGACTCCGGGTCGGGTTCGAGGGTCCAGCCGCCGCCGTCTTGCTCGACGGCGCGGTAGCCGTAGGTGGGTCGTCCCCCGGTCCACCGACCGACCGCGACGAGCTTCCGTCGCGAGGCTTGGGTGCGCTCCCGGATGGCCTCCAGTTCCCCCTCGGCCACCCCGGCGATGACGTTGGCGATGAGCCTGCCCACCCAGGTCCCGAGATCGAAGTTCTCGGTGACCGACACGAGAGACTTCTCGTGCTCGCCGCACCACGCCATGACCTTGTTGAGGTAGATGGAGCCGGTGGCGATCCGGTCCAGTTTCCAGCAGGCGACGATGTCCCACTCCCCCCGTTGCTCGGGGGTGAACCACGGCCCCAAGGCCGGGGTATCGAACGGGTCGACCGACCGGGACACGTCCACGTCCTCGGCGTAGCCGACGACGGTGTGGTCGTTGTCGGCTGCCCACTTGGCGATGATCTCCCGTTGGCGCTCGACAGACGTAGACTCGTCAGAAAACCGCGACAACCTCACTCTTCCCAGCACACGCATGGTGGTAACTGTAACAGGTGCGAATCGTCGCATCTTGCGGACCTTCAACCACTCCCGCGTAGCGTGGCGGCATGGACAAGGAACGGCAGCGTCAGATTGACGACGGCGTTCGATACGAAGACATATGCGAATATGTGCATGAGTCAGGCACAAAAAAAGACCCCCCGGGCCAGCCCGAAGGCCAGCCCGAGGGGACGGGTCAGCGGTAGACCGTTCGGGTCTTGCCGCTGTTGTTGATTGCCACGAAGATCCACACCCACGCCCAGCCACCGAACAGCCAGAAGGTGAGCAGGGTGAGCAGAAGGTGCAGTGCGTGGTTCGTCTTCTTGGGCATGACGGCCACGGGCTGCGGGACGTGGCCGGGGTGCCATTGCTGGCCGTCCCAGTACTGCGTCCCATGAGCCGTCGGATACCACCCCGGTGTAGTCATGACACCAGATTACCGAACACGGGAGTACCACTCTCGGAGTCGGCGTGTTTGCTGCACCATCGCGGCGTGGATCGCCTCGGCGGTCGCAGTCGGGTCATCAATCCGGATGACCGAGGTGTCTACCGGCTCCTCCCACACCACTCGAGAAATGCCGGCGGCTTCGATCAGCTTGGCGCAGTCTCCGCAGGCTGCCCGGGTGATGTAGAGAGTAGCTCCGCGAAGATCCTCTCTATCGCAGTAGAGAAGCGCATTCGCTTCTGCGTGTACAGCGACACAACGGGTTGCTCCACTGCTGTAACTAGAGACGCCAGGGGCGGCGTCCGACACTCTGCGAGGACACGTTGAGCATCCGGGTCGTCCTGCAGGAGAGCCGTTGTAACCAGTCGCTCGTACTCGGCGATCCTTGACGACGACCGCACCTACCTTGCTCCTCTCACAGTCGGATCTCGCGGCAGCCGCCGTCGCGATGCCGAGGAAGTACTCGTCCCAGTCGGGCCTAGCCACCACGCACCTCCGGGTGAAGCTGCCCGTGCCTGATGAAGTAGAGAGTGCGCGGAATCGACCGACGCACCTCGTACCAGAAGTCCCGCCAGAACTGCCTCATAGGACCCTCAACTCGTGCCGCTTGAACCAGGCATCGACTACGTCGTCCTTCGAGAAGGACACCCCGTACTCGTCACCGTTGCGGGTGACGAACTTCCCTGTCTTGCCACGGAAACGGGACCACGTACCCCGTGGGGGGTACTTGGCCTCGTCCCGCTCTACCTTGACCCGGTCGCCTTTCTTCACTCGGCCTCCTGGCGTTTGAACACGAGGGTGACCTGTTTCGGGTTGATGGACGCAGCCGACAGTGTTGCGTCGTCTGGGACATCGGCCAGGGCCTCCCGGATGTGCCGTGCCCGAACGACATCCCGAGTCTCACCGAACACGACTACGCTGATCTCAGACACCTTGCTCAGCACATGGCTCATCAGTCGTTCAGCCTCCCGATCTCATTGTTCTTGTCGGACACCGACTGTCGGAGTTCCTTGTTCTCCATCTCCAGTTCCGCGATCCGGCACTCGCGAGAGTCCCGGTCGTAGTCGGCTGAGTCGGCCTCGTCCAGCGCGGCGTTCAGACGCCGCACTAGGTCACCCATGCAGCCGTGGATAGCCGAGATGAAGTCGGCATCGGCCTCGTTCTGGAGATCGGAAGCCACGAGCTTCCGGGTCTGCTCCCCGTCGTCGCCCATGTGGACGGCGTAGAGCTTCCAGCGACCGGTGCCGTCTTGGTACTGCTCGGGCATCCAGAACATATCCTGTGCCCCAGTCGTTTTCGACCACTGCTGGTACAGCAGGTCGAAGAACTCCCTATCCTCCACCGATGACCCCCTTCTCCCGAAGTGCTTGCAGCACAGCGTCATTCACCTGTTTGAGCAGGTGCTCAATAGCCCAGGTGCGTTCCACGATGCTCATGCCCTCGACGTTGGCTGCGACCTGCCGGATCGCCAGCTTCTCCCCCTTCTCCCCGATGACATCGGGGATGTAGGGAAGGTCCACCGACAGGTAGACCTCCGTCTGCGGGGGCCGTAGAGGGGCGATGGAGGGGGAATCCCCCTCCCCTCCCCACCTCACTGTTGCCGCATCCCCTCGATGGCCCGGTTGATCGTGTCAGCGACATCGCTGAACGCGTCGGCCAACGCCTCGAACTTCTCGATGACACCGGACATATCCGGCTCGATCTTCACCTGGACCGCGCCTGCGGTTGTTGCTTCTGCCACTTTCCTTCTCCTATCAGTAATCAGCGCCGTACAGCGATCCCCAGGACCGCTGTCCAACTTCTGCGTCGGTGCCGATGTTCACCGGCCCCATCTGTTCTGCCATGATCTCCCCGACCTTCTGCGCTCCCCAATCCGCTTGTGCCGCAGGCAGAGAGAACAGGATCTCGTCGTGGATCGGTAGACGCATGTACGGTGTAAAGCCTGCGTCATGCAGTCTCAACAGCGCACGGCACGTCACGTCCCGCGACGACGACTGGATCAGGTAGTTCAATGCCGAGTAGGCCCGGTCCGGGTCCACCGGCAGTCGACGGCCACCGAGGCCGTCGATGAACGGTGTTGTGATGTAGCCGTTCCGGAGTGCTTCCCGCTGCAGCCGTTGGCTGAGCTTGGCTACCTCGGGGTACGCCTTGTCGAACCCGGCGACCACCGTCTGGGCCTGACTAAGGTCCAGCCCGGTCTGTGCGGCCACGGTCTTCGCACCGCCGCCGTACACCCGACCGAAGTTCACCACCTTCGCGTACTTGCGCTCCGGTGAGTCCTTCGTGATCTCCCGCTCAGGCCAAGCTGCCTTGGCCGTCATCAGGTGCAGATCCTCGTCGTTGAGGAACGCCTCGATCATCGTCTTGTCCGAGGACAGTGCAGCAAGCACACGGAGTTCCTGGGCCTGGTAGTCCACCGAGGCAATCCGGTGCCCTTCGTCCGCGAGGAAGCACCGACGAATCATCCAGTCGCCCGAGGGGAGCGTCTGGGCCGGTATGCCCGTGATGGACATCCGGGCCGTACGCGCCCGCAGCGGGTTGATCGCTGCGTGGCACCGGTTGTCGGAGTCCCGTTGTGCGAGGAACCCGTCCACCCATGTTTTCCTCCACTTCCCTGCTTTCTTGGCCTCGACCACGGCCCCTGCGAATGTCCCCACGGCCCCCTCGCGCTTAGCGAGTTCGGACAGCAGGTCATCGTTGACCTGCCTCTTACCCGAGGGCGTGCGTCCGGTGATCCGGACACCCATCGACTCCAGAACGTCGGCCACCATGTCGGTCGAATTGACCTTCTCGCAACCGAAGTCGAGAGCGATCTCGCTGTTGGTGCTCTCCTTCACCTTGAGGTCCAGGGCCAGTTCCTGTGTGTACTCGACATCGAGTAGGAACCCGGTCCGCTCCATGTAGGAGCAGACCTCGGCCAGCCGGTGCTCACTCGCCACCGTCTCGCTCGGGACCTTCACCAACGGCGCGAGCTTCCTCACCAGCCGCGCCGCCAGGATCGGGTCCATACCGGCGTACAGCAAGTACGTCGGGTCGAAGAGTTCGATCTTCTTCCAGATGGTCGCCTTCGTGACGCCCTTGCGAGCGTTGGCGAGATCGGCCATCAGCGTCTTGACCTTGTCGGCTACCTCGGCATCGACGTACCTCCGGGTCAACTCCTCCAGGGAGTGACCCGAACCGCCTTCGTCCTTGCCCCGTGGGTCGATCAGGTGGGCCAGGATCTTGGTGTCGGTCACCTTGGGCCAGAGCGACTCCATAGGCACCCCGAGGGTCCTGTCGAATACCTGAAGGTCATAGGACGCGTTCTGGAAGACCATGCGCTCAATTCCCTTGAGCGCCAACCGAACATCCTCTTCAAAGCGCGGACCCAGTTCCACCGGGACGACGTACGCCTCGGTAGTAGTGCCAAACTGAACGAGCCTGCACCGGAACTTACTGTCATATGTATCAAGCCCGGTTGTCTCAGAATCGACTGCCAAGCACGCGAGGTTTCGGCGAACGAAGTCGCGGAATCCGTCGAGGTCGTCCTCTCGCTCAACGACGTTGATCGTGACGGCCTCTCCCGCGACGACGTGTTGATACTGAAGCATATGTCCCTTCTCACAACAGTTTCAGGCGACGGCGCAGTGCTCGTCGTGATGCTCGGTTGATGGTCGGCGGGGGCACGTAGATCCCGCTACGACGCATCGCCAGGACGTGCTCGGGCACGCCCTCGGCCTTGAGCCACTGGCGAACCTTGTCGCCCCACTGGCGTTCGGCCTTGAGCCAGTCCCAGAGCTTCTGCTTCTCGGTCAGTGGTGTCATCGGTAATAAACTCCTGCCACGATGCGTCCGATGGTGGACGGGTGAACGTCGTAGACCGCTGCGATGTCGGCCTGGGTGTAGCCGGCCCTCTTCAGTTCCCGGATGTGCTCAGCGTCCTTCTGGGACAACTTCTTTCGGTTGGACCGCTTCGGCCCCACCTCTGCGACGGGGGCCGGGGTGACCGCTTCCTCTCCTAGCCACTCGTGCAGGAACACGTACAGTTCCTGCAGGATCTTCTGTAGCCGCTGTGCGGCCTCATCCGTTGGCGTCAGCGGCATGTTGCTCCTCCTCGGTGAGCGGGCGGTAGAAGTACGAGACGACGTGGCGCATGTTGAACACGGTGTGAGTGCCGCCCTCGCCCAGGAGGTACAGCCGTCCGTCCCCGCCCTCTTCAGTGGCGGGTACGACCTCACCGACTCCGACGACGGTGCCCATCGTCGTGTTGACCTTTAAAAAGCTGTCTGCCAATGGTTTTCCTTTGTTAGGGGGTGTACAGGAGGGGGCCAGACCGGCCCCCTCCCGTACGGTGTCAAATTAGAACCAGACCGGCTTCTCGGTGTCCTTGAGGTGCTGCGGCGGCATCCATGCCTGCCACGGACCCCGGGCCGAGGTACCGCTCTTGTAGACCCAGTCGTCACCCGGCTTCGGCGGCGCACCGGCAGGCGGCTCCTGCGCCTGACGCGGCGCACGGCCACCGCCGCCACCACCCCGGCTGTTACCGCTCGTGCTGGTCGGTGCCAGACCGGCGAACTTCTTCGCCGCCGACTGGGTGACCTCCATGAGCTTGCTGACGTTGTCGGTGTCCGACAACTGCTCCAGAGCGTCCTCGACATCGGCACCGTGGATGACGATCCACGGGGCCTCGAATCCACTACCACCCTTGAGGGTGACGGTGACCTTGCCCTCCGGCGATGCGGCGACATTGGTCACCTTCGCTGCGGCCTTCTTGGCCGGGGCCTTCTTCGGGGCCTCGGTTGCTGCCGGGGCCTCTGCCTGGGCCTCGTCCTGACCGTCACCGAATGGATCAAACGACAATGTAGTGCCTTTCCTCTGTTGTGTTACTGGTTAGCGAATCGGGCAAGCGCCCGACGCGCACTCTTCATCCACCGAATCAGCAACCGCCACAACGGTTGCCGCTTCGTATTCCTTCTTGGTGATCCGCTCGTAAGGTGCCTGCGGCATAGAACTCTCGGGGAAGATCGTTGCCCCCTTGAGATGCCCACCGAACACCACAAGCTGCTCGCCGACGACGTGCGGCTTGTACCGCTGCGGGTCGACGTTCGCTGTGAAGCTGACCGCGTTGTCTGCCCACAACTTCTGGTAGAGCGCCTGGAATGCGAGGAGAGTGTTCAGTGTCAAGTCATCGGCAGACTCGACCAGTTCCTCGGCATCCTTGCCGTACCGATCAACGACCTCCTGCACGAGGATGTCCTTGGTCGGGATGGTGACCACCGTGGTGAACGAGGCGTACTGATCCTTCTCCACCTCGAAGCCCTGGCGGGCGTACTCGACCGCCGTCCGGAACTGATCCGGATCGTGGTCGGAGAACCGGATGCGCCGCTTGAAGTACTTGGCGAAGATCGGGTGGATACCCTCACTCACACCAGGCAGCTTCGCGATGGTCCCTGTGGGGGCCACCGTGCGGGTTTTGACCGGCTTCGGGATACGAAGCTGGTGGCTGTAGTCCGACGCGGCCTGGTCGACCTCAGACGCCAAGTCCCGCAACAGACTCCGGAACCACTTGTCCCGGGGTGCCTCGGAGTACTTCTTCCCCGACATCGCCAGGAACGAAGCAACTCCCAAGTGCCCCACACCGATTCGCCTGTTCCGATCCAAGACCTCTCGGCTCTTGGGATCGGCCACCGGGCTGAACGTCGCTCGGATCAGGAACCGCGTCACCAGCCGGTGAGCGCGGATCAGGTCGATGGCGTCGTACTTCCCGTTCGGCTTGACGAACGCGGCCAGGTTGATGTGGCCGAGGTTGCACGGCTCCCACGCTTCGAGAGTGATCTCCCCGCACGGGTTGGTACAGACGACCTCGTTCGGCTCCCCTTGGTTGGAGAGGCTCGAGTCCCAGAACCCCGGCTCACCGTTGGCGACCATGCCCTCGGTGATCAGCTTGAGCACACGCTGCGCCTGCCACGCCGTCTCCTGGGTGACCGTCGTCCCGGGCTTGAGCGCGTCCCAGAACAGCCAGTCGACCTCGACCGAGATGTTCGTCGTCCAGTGCTTGCCGGATGCGGCCTTGCACTGAGCGAAGTACTCGATCTGCGGGTCCTGCCAGTGCATCATCGACATGCGAGCCGATCTCCGGACGCCACCGGCCACCACACACTGTGCGATGGCGTGGTCGATCTCCATCGCGGTGATGCCGTTGAGCGGGCGTTCGTCGTGGGCGCTCTCGCTCAGGATCTCGCACACGTCGATCAACATCCGTGCCAGCGGCAGCGGCCCCGAGGCCGTGCCGCCGAACGTCCGCAGCTTCGCCCCTGCGGCCCGTACCCGTGACACGTCGTAGACCCGCTGGAAGTGGGTGACCTCGTCCCGGTAGTGGGTGTCGATCAGATCCACGAGCGCCGAGGCCCAGCCCTCACGGGAGTCCTCGATCACGAAGGCACCGTTCCAGTCCGGGTCGTACTCGGTGGACAGAACGCCGGCCTCTCTCATCGCCTCGTAATCCGGGTGCTCCGGATCGCAGACGATGTGAACGAACAACTCCTGCTGGACCGGTGGGTACTGCGTCAGGTATCGGTTCGAGTAGTTCGCCCCGACACCGCCGCCCTCCATGAGGCGCATGAACGTGAACTCGAAGTGGTCCGAGGGGTTCTCGGTCCACCCGCTCACCCAGCAGTTGAAGAGGTGCTGTGCGTTCTTGACGCCCGACGCCCACAGGTGTCGGCCACCCGGGAGGATCTTGAACTCGGTCATCAGTCGGATGAGCGTCTCGCGCTCGTCCTCCTGGTGGTAGCGAGAGTCGACCAGGGCGAGGTTGCCGTCTACGACACGCTCGACCGTCTCGGGCCAGGTTTCCTTGGACCCGTCAGGCTTCGTACGCGAGTACGTTCGGTTGTAGACCAGTTCTCCCGTTGGCCCCCAATTGATCTCGTCTGTCACACTCCACCTTTCACCAATCGCAGGTACCCCGGCGTCCAGTCGCCGCCGCAGTACATCTCACGGTCCTCCTGGGACCAGTTGTCGATGAGCATCGGTTTCTCGTTGGGGAACAGGTCGGGGAAGACCTGCGCCTGATAGAACTCCGACCGATCACCCAGCATCCCGCCGTCCAAGACGGAGAGCCGCGCTCCGCTCTCTTGAGAGCCGTCCATCGTTGGACGGATCATCCAGTCGTCAAACACGCTCGCCAGTTCCGTCCGGTACGTCGTCGTGCCTGTCACCATGTCCTCCTCGTTGGCTAATTCAATTGGCTCATCACCTTTCTCGATGAGTGCGATCGCTGCTTCTGCTGTCGGATCTGACTTGCCACCCTTGGCCTGACGAGAGTTCGCCGACACCGCTGACTCGTCCCGGTCCTTGCCCTCGATCAGCAATCCGTTGACGTGTCTCGTCAACGCCCTGAGAGCGTCTGTGACGAGTTGGGCGGGCGCTCCCTGTGCTGGGACCACCCCGTCCGTGTAGCGGCGCTCCACGGCCTCGTAGTACCTCGGATTCTGGCGCTGTAGGTGTGCCTTGGCCTGCGGCATGAGCCGCCGCAGGAACTTGTTCGTTGACACACCCTTCAGGTGATCCTTGACCGACTCGATGGTGTAGGTGTTGCGCCCCCACCGCTCGTCGGCGTCCAGCGTCTCCTCGACCAGGATCTGCACCGCAGCCTTGTTCAGGACGATCCGGCGTACCGGTACATCGGCCTCGGCCAGCAGATGCTGGACCGAGGGCCGCTTGAGGTACCAGACGAAGATCTCCTGCACGAGATCGTCTGCCGCGACGACATCCGACCCCCAGGCGATCAAGGCGGTCGTAGCGACCTCCTTGACCTCCTCGTACGGGATCACTTCACCTCCCAGGTGCTTCCGTCGACCGTGAAGCGCCCGTTGGTGATGTAGATCAGTTCCGGCTTGACGTGCTTGCCGTCGACCGTCAGCAGTCCAAATCCCTGCTGCCAGTTGCCAGTTCCACCCTTGAGGTAGGCAGCCAGCTTCATGTTCATCAGGTTGCCGATCTCCATGCCGGTGATCTGCCGCTTGATGATGCCGCTGTGCCCCACGGTGTCCGACCCGAGGCCCATCCGGTGGGTGTGTCCCATGACGACGGACACGCCCAGCTTCCGGGCCGCGTTGAGCGCGGTGTTACCCGCGATCCGCGACAGGCTGATCTGTCCACGGTGGCCGTGGGTGGTGATCCATCCCGGTGCGATCTTGTTGAACTCGGGCAGTACCTCCACGCCGAAACCATCGAAGTCCAAGAGCGTTTCAAAGTTGAACGCCTTGGTCCCGGCCAAAGCCGGCGCGTACTTCTCCAGATACACGCGAGGCCGCTCGTCGTGGTTGCCTTCGTGGACGCCTACCGGCCCGTGGTAGACCTCCCGCAGCGGTCCCAGGAACCGCTGCTTGCACTGCTCCGCGTCCTTGAACACGGACCCCTCGAACTCGCCTCGGGTGTCCTTGTTCCAGCGCGAGGGCTGTGGGAAGTCCATCAGGTCACCGATGTGGATGACCCTGGTGGGCTGGTAGTCCCCGATGAACCGGATGACCGACCGCAGCGCCCTGCGGTCGTCGTACGGCATCTGGGTGTCACTGATGGCGACGATGCGCTCGCTCACGCACGAACCTCGGTGAAGGGGCCGAAGTTATCCCAGGCGGTGAGCGGTAGCCCGCCGCGATGGGCGGTGTCGTCGTCCCACTTCTTCTCGTCCTCGAACTTGATCTCCAGCAGACCCGAGTGCTCGCTGATGCGCCACTGGTCCTTGTTGTTGAGCCGATCAGTCACGATGACCCCTGCAGGGACATCGGCCAGCGACAGCCACTGTCGAGGCTCGTCCAGGTCAACAACCTCGGCGTCGATGGTGTCGTCCTCGCGAGGCTCGTCGTAGCACCGCTCGATGCACCCGGCGTACCCGGCGATGTCGGTGGTCGAGTCCCGGTGGTACCCGGTCCCCTGTTGCCGAGACATCTTCACGAGCATCATCAGTTGAGCGACATCGAGCATCGTGACCTCGATGCCGAGGTACGCGGAGAACAACGCCGCCGTGTGGCCGAAGTTGTCGCGTGGGTGGCCGTAGTCCTGGTTGCGCTGGCCGTGGATAAGGCGTTGTGCCTCTTCCAGAATGGATTCCGTCATTCGGTTACCTCCGTGAATGGTGCTGTTCGGTCGTACGGGTCGCCGGATGCTGACGACCACATCCACCCGGAAAGGGATGGGTCATGGCCCTCATCCGGCTTCGGGTAGTGACGCCACTTGCAGCCGCCCGCACTGCGTACGTCAACGTCGTGCGGTACTTCATCCAGGGACTGCCACACACGCGGCCCCGGCACGAGGCCGAGAGCCTGCACGAGGGCCTGCTTCTCCTTGATCAGTTCCCCGAGGGTCTGGTCGGCCTTGTGTGCCTCCCGCTTCAACACCTCGAAAGACTCACGCTGCCAATTGATGTCGCGCTCGATAGCGTCGAGGCGACCCTGAACCAGCTTCTGTACTAGCTCATGCATCGTCGTCACCCTCCTGGTAGACGTAGTCGTGGACCTGGCCCCAGTCGATCTCCGGGTCCTCTGCCACCGTGCTGAACGGTGTCAAGGATGTGCCCACGATGTACTGGTCGAGGCCGTCCGAACGACGGACAGCGAGCACGTCACCGTCCTCGTCCTCTCCCCGGACGATGTCCACGACATCCCCTTCGGCGAAGTACACCCACGGCGACCCGGAGGCCAGCCGCAGCGGCCCTGTCACAACAGCGACATCGCCTGTCTTGTAACTCATCTCATCCTTTCGAGCAGAGCTTGTTTCCCTCGCCCGATCACGAGGGAGTTGACATCCTCACCGGGTGGCATCGGGATCACCCTGGAGTTCGGCAGCGTCTTCGCCACCGTGTTGGCGAACAGCGCCCCGGCGTCATCCCCGTCCGCGAGGATGTACACCGTCTGGTAGCCGAGGAACAGTTCCCTCATGTACGGCTTCCAGTTGTTGGCACCCGGCACCCCTACAGAGGGGATGCCGCACACCTGGGCGGTGACCGCGTCGATCTCCCCCTCGGTGATGGCGACCTCGGGCGTTTCCTTGATCAGCGCGATGGTGTTGTACAACCACGTCTGATCCCCCGGTGCCGTCATGTATTTCGGCTTCTCGCCGTCCAGCCGCCTGTAGCGGATGGACACGACGCACCACCCGTGCTCCTGCGACCACCGCAGGTACGGGATCGCCAGCATCCCCCGGAACATCTCATGTCCAGGGAGTGGATCTGCCACGTATCCCAGCCGGAACCGGTCCACGAGCGGCCTTGCCGTCTCCGAGGTCAATCCCCTTGTCCCCAAATACTCTTCGGCTGGGCTTCCGGCTAGGCTGGCGTGGTACCGGCTGGTTGCTTCCCGGAGAAAGTCCTTCTGCGATTCGCTGAGCCTGTTGATAAGTCACCTCCTCTTGTCTCTTGATCAGCGTCACTACGTCGCCTTTCGTGTCACACGCGAGGCATCGGAATGCCCCGCGCCCGTACGACACCGCCGCAGACGGCGTGTCCTCGGAGTGGAAAGGGCACAGGCAGCGAAGCCAGTCCTTGCCGTTGTCCTTCGGGGCCTCCCAGCCGGGGTAGTACCGGTGGATCACCTTGACGATCAATGGCTCATCCATCACCCTCCTTGTTCGGTGTCAAGTATTCGAGCAAGCGTGTCCCGATGTACTCGGTGTAGGCCGGTGGGATCGCCTCGTTCAGCGAGACGAGGTTGTTCGTCCAGTCGATGCCCATAGCCTCTTGGGCCTCGGCCACAGACGCCTTCCCGCCGCCTTTGCCGTACACAGCGACGTACGGGCCGTCGAAGTACTTCCCGTGCCGCCAGCCGCGCACACGGCCCCGGTGAGGGATGTGCTTGGGCGGGTCCACCTTGGCCTTGTCGACCTCGAAGTACCGGTGCCGGATGACCCCGAGTCCGAACATCTCCCCGCACAGCGTCAGGTCCCGGCGTACCGCCGCTCCCTGGACGTTCTCGATGATCGTTGGCAACCCGGTGAGCGCCAGCAATTCTCGAGTCTCGGGGATCAGGTCGGGATACTCCCGGCCCTTGTTCGTGCCCTTGGTCAGCGCCGTGCTCGACTGGCACGGCGGTGACGCGTGGATCGCGTCAAAGCGATAGCCGGTGCCACGAGCGAGGTAGCCGAGTCGGCTGACGAGGTCGAGGACATGGATGGCATCGTCTTGGACGAACTTGAACGGGTAGTCCGGTTGGGGATTGATGTCCACACCGATCACGTCGAACCCCGCCTTGTAGTACCCCATCCCGGCCCCGCCTGCCCCGCAGAACAAGTCGAGCAGCAGAGGCTTAGGCATCCGGCCCCCCGGGCACCACGCGCCTGCCGATTACGTCGACAGCCGGCGGGTGCTTCAGGTAGTGGCTGAACCGGTCGAACGCCTCCAGGTCATCTCGCAAGTGTCCCAACACATTCCGGTTGCACGGTGTGCAGAGCAGACCACGGACGATCCCGGTCTTGTGATCGTGGTCGACCGAGAGACGCTTCCGTTGACCGTTGGCTCGGCGGCAGCCGTAGCACAGGCCACCCTGGTACTCGTAGATCGCCCAGTACTCGTCGGCGGTGATCCCGTAGACATCCAGCCACCGCTGCTCCTGGCTCATCGTCTTGCGCTGCAGCCGCTTCGCCCGGTGGTGAGTCACACAGCGAGGCCCCGGGTGCGGGGCCTTACGCTTGCTGGTGATCCCCTCGGTGATGCAGTCGACGCAGACCCTGACCTTGACCGTCACAGGTCCAGCACCAGGCAGATGTACGCGCAGACGCCCCAGAGGGCCACGCATGTCGCGACCATCAGGCTGCCACCTTGCGGAGGATGTCCTTGATCGCCCAGGCACCGAACTCCGGATCGGCCAGCATCCACGAGTGGAAGCCGCCCATGATCTTGTAGATGGTGGCCCCGGTGGCTTCAGCGGCACTCTTGCCCGCCGCGTACGGGATGATCTGATCGAGTTCACCGTGGATCACGCCGGTCGGGATGCCGTGCTCACGGATCGCCTCCAGCAGAGGCAGGGTGTCCGCTCGCATCAGCGCATACGCTGTGCGGACGAACCGCAGACCGTTGACCGAATCCTTGAGCATCGAGAGCAGGCTCAGACGCTCGCTGCCGGATCGCATACGCATGGCGGCGCAACCATCCCCGAGTACGTCGATCAGACCGCCCACGGCGAACCTGGCGGCGCGACGGGGTATCGAGCGCCCGGGGGCGATGGCGATGCCCTCGTGGTGTTCTTTACCGGCTGCCGCGTCCAGCAGGACGACGGCGTCGACCCGCTCGGGGTTACTCGCTGCGAACTCCACCGCGAGTCCCCCGCCCATCGAGTGACCGACGACCACCGCGTGTTCGATGTCAAGTTCATCGAGCGTCTCGCCCAGGATCTCGGCGATGTCGGCGATGGTGTGGCCCCACGGCAGGCTCCCGGAGTCGCCGTGGTTGGGTGCGTCTGGCGCGATGACGTAGAAGTGGTGACCGGCTAGTTCCTCGATCAGTTCCTCGTACGCCTTGGCGCTGACCGTCAGCCCGTGCAGCAGCACGAGCGCGGGCCAGTGTGACTGTCCCGCTGTGGTGACCGCGATGCGGAAGCCACTAGGCAGGACACGGTTGTAGCGATTCACAGATGGTTCCTCACAGGGTTGCGTGTGGTTTGGAGATACGCCTCGGAGAACTCCCGGGCCTTCGCCAACGACGGCGGGTAGCCGTGGTTGATGATCGGGATGCCCGCCGCGAGGGCGCGGCTCATGCAGTGGCGCGTTCCGATGCTGTCCCGCAACGGAAACGCGTGGCAGACATCGGCACCGAGGTCGACCATCTGCTGGTTCCGGATGATGCCGGCCCTTTTCCCGAGGCCGTTCCAGTCAGCCGGATGGTCCTCGACCATCACTTTGTAGCCGCTCTGGTGCATCCCCCAGGCCCAGCGGTCAGCGATGTCGTCTGCGCCACGGGCTGCCCCGTGGACGACGACGATCCCCTCCGGGAACTGGATTAGCTCCTGGTGCAACGCATTCCAGACCGTGTGCCGGTCCCGCCAGTCGCGGGAGCCGGTCACGAGGACCCGCCTCATGACTTCTGCCTATCGAGTAGGTCACCTATGAACCGGACAAGCCCTCTGGCAGTCGTCTCATCGTCAACGAAGAAGTTGAACAACCCGCACCCTTCCAGGTGGACAACCCACCTTGATCCCGTGCGAGGTCCCTTCGCGTACAACAGTGTTTCGCCGTGGCTGTCTATTGCCACAATCCGCTGCGGCTCCGGGGGTAGGTCCCGTATGTAGACGCTCATACGATGGGTTCCTCTCTGTACGAAGGGGTTTGGCCTCGCCGGTTGACGAACCGACGCCACCCGTCCTCGCCGCCCCAGATGACGATGGAGTCCCGCTCGAAGGTGTAGAACCCCCGGATCATGTCGAGGTAGTGGTGCATCAGACCTTCACCTTTCGGACGTTGGTCATCCTCTTGGCCTGTGCCCTCGGCACGTCATCCCAGATGAAGTAGCCGTCCCGGTAGACCTCGCCGACGTAGACGGCGATGAAGTTGCCATCCGGCTTGGGGATGTAGACCGCTGTCTCGGTGCGGGGCTTGTTCTTCCAGATCCGAATCTTCATCCGCTCACCACGTATCCGATGACGACCCCGACGATGAACCAGAGGAAGATGATCTGCGTGCTCAAGCGATCCACCTCTTCGCGGCGATGTCGATGTTGAGGTCGGAGACGTTCCCGGCCAGCGTCGGGACGGCGACCTGGACCTCGCGCTCCTCCCAGCCCTTCTTGCCTCGCTTGCCACGGACCTCGGTCCGGACGGTCTGCTTGTTGTCGAGCAGACCCTTGAGGATGATCTGGTGGAGCGGGTTTGCCTTGCGGGGCATGGCATTCGGTGTGGCGGTCATATGGTTTCCTCTCGTGTTGTGTACGGTGTCAAGTTTTAGACGTTGACGGTGGACGCGTAGTGCTCCGAGTACTCCTCCAGGTTGTACTGGCAGTCCTTGACGGAGACGAACCGGTCGGAGTACCACGAGCCGTCCCCGTAGAGCACGGCCCCGACGAACTCGGTCTTGTGGTTCCACTTCCCTGCGGTCTGATGAACCGCGTCCCAGACGCGCCCGAGGGTGCGTCCCGAGGCGATCAGGTCGTCAAGGAACAGCCACCGCGCTCCCAGCTTGCCCTCACCGTGCCGGTTGCCCGAGTGCGTGCCGTCGTTGGGCTTGCGGGCGATGAAGTAGTTCTTGCCCAAGGCTTTTGCCACCGCAGCGGTAGCGAGAGTGCCCGACAACCCGGTCCCGACGAACGTGTCGAACTCGACACGCTCGGCGTGAGGCTTGATGATCTCCACCAGCCGCTCGGGGTCATGGGCGAGTCGCAGGTACGACTCGTCCGTGAGATCCAGAACCTTCGGACGCTCAGGCTTCTTAGGTGCCGGCGGGGGTTGCATGATCCGTTGCGGGACATCGGAATAGATGTCCTGGTACTCGATCTTCGTGAAGCCCGACGGGGCCTTCACATCGACGGTCCAGTTGAACTGATCCTCTACGGACCGTCTGACGGCTCCTCGGTACAGTGCGTCTACGCGGTCCATGTATTCCTGGCGGGTCATCTTGCTCATGGCTGGCGGGCCTCTCTCTTGTCAGGTGTCGTTGTCTCTGATTTGCATGGTGTCTCCCGTGAACTCAAGGCTCACGAAGCTGTTTCCGGACGGGTCCATCTGTCCCGCACGGTTTTTCACCGTGGAGACGTTCAGAACCTCCGGACCAAACTCATCCTTCACCCGGTGCAGAGTCAGCACGAGTTCAGGCACTCGCGTGATCTGCCCCTTGACGCCCGACAACGGGATCGGCTTGTCGGCGTCGTTGTAGGTCCCGGTGACGTGGTGCAACCCGACGACGCAGGCCCCGGTGTTGCGGGCCATCGTGTGCAGGTAGTCCATCATCGACTCCAGACCCGCGAACGGGTCGTCGTCTTCACCGGTACCTCGGACGTTGGTGATGTTGTCGATCACCACGAGGCTCGGGTAGTCACCGGCCAACTGGAAGTAGGCCGACATCGAGTCCTCGATCTGTCCCAGGCTCGGGGATGCGTTGTAGTTGAACCGGATCGGTACCTCCTCGAACGCGTCCGACACCTCGGTGAGGTCGTCGCTACGCACGAGGTTGGCGGCTTTCTCCAGCGACCACCCCTTCTCCATCGCGATCATGCGAGAGAGTTGAGTGAATGCGTCGGAGTCGGCGCTGAAGTACAGCGTCGGCACCCGGGCCTGCAAGGTGTAGGCCAGGACGAACGCTGACTTCCCGGTGCCCGGTCCTGCCGCGATCAGCGCAAGCTGGCCGCGCAGGAACTTCGTGCCCTTGCGGGACAAGGACGGGAACACAGTCGGTAGCGGATCGCCTGCCGATCCCTTCACCCGGATGGACTGCAGCGGTGTGTACATCAGGCACTCACCAGCCACAAAGCGAGTCCGGTCAAGGCGACGACGGCGACCGTGACGATGACTTGGCCGATCACACAGTCCCCTTCTTGATCAAGGCGTCATGGATCGGACGCTGGCGACGGTAGGCGGTACCTTCTTCGCCCATCTGCTGGCTCAGCTTCGACATGACCACGCCCGGACTCATCCGGAGCGTGCTGCTGATACCGAGGCCCGAGAACCCGGCACGCTGCATACGCAGCACCGCGCCCGTCTCATGCGGCGCGTACGGCGACCGCAGCACCGGGCTGTTCGGGTCGGGTGTGTTCGACCAGCCCGAGGTGTCTCGGGTGTGTGTCTGGTCAGGGTGTTTGGCAGGCACAGGTGTTCTCCGTTCTAATGCGGGTTGAGGGATGTTCGTTGTCAAGTAGTACAGGTAGCGAAGCCAAAACCACTTCATGACTTTCCTCTGTTCAGTGTCAAGTATCAGCCCTGCCGAAACTCGCAGGCGAAGGCCACGTCGCAGAACTTGCACTTGTCGGGATCAGGGTCGGGAGGGAACTCGCCGGCACTGATCTTGTCCTCCAGCCAGCGGAACCTCTCGCTGACCCGCTCACGCGTCCAGTGGCTGAGATCGTAAGGGTACGTTGCCTTTCCGGTCTTCCCCATCCAGTAGTCACCCTTGCGGGGCGGCTCGACGCCGAACTGCTCGGCCATCGCTACCGCGTACACACCAAGCTGGAAGTCATCACCGGGCTGGTTGCCTGTCTTGTGGTCACGGACCACTAGCTGACCGTCCACCTCGATGATCGCGTCGATGTAGCCTCTCACCGGCACGTCATCGAGGTCGATGTCGAAACCGATCTCGATACCCGGCGTCCCATCCGGCGCGATCCAGATGACCTCTTCGGTGTGCTTCTGCGCCCAGGCGATGTACTTCTCGCACTGCTCCAGGCCGATAGCTTGTCGACGCGGGATGTCCTTCAGGGCGTCGTACGGCCCAGAAGCGAACCACCACTGGAAGTTTGGCGTCTCATCGCACGATGCGTTGATGTACTTTCTGTACGATGTCAAGAAAACCTGCTGCATACCTTGCAGCGACATCTCACGGCCCGAGTTCTCCCAGGCCTCGATGGCCTCATGGACAGCACTGCCCTGCGCCGTCCAGGCCGCAGGGCGTTGCCATGCCTTGTCGATGCGCTGCAGCTTGTAGCTGTACGGGCATCGCTTGTACTGATTCAGTTGGGAGACACTGCGGTGCTTACGGTCCGTCTCGGTCGTCGTCATGGGGTCCTATCTCGTAAACGTCGAGGATGGCTCGCCCGAACATCATCTCGGGGTCGGGTCTTTCGTCGTGCTGAACGTGTTGAAAGGGAACGGACCCCAGTAGCTCCGCTACGGGAGCGTAACTAGGGTCCGTCACCCGGCACTCGGGGCTGCGGTACACCGTCAGCCTCGTCTTGCCTCCTGCCAACACACACGGCACTGCATAGATGAAGGTCGAGACGGCGATAGTGACAACGGCCATCTCAGTCGGGGAAAGCACTGCGGATACTCCTACGGTTCGACCAGCGGGAAGCGCCAGATCATTCGTCCTTGTTCTGTCAAATCTGTGTAGTCGTTCACACGAATCAACAGATCACCGTCATCAGCAGTCCTCGGTACATACCGCCAACCTCCTTTGTTGCTCACCCCCGGGATCGGCGGGATGTTCGGGTCGAACTCCAGCACTTGGTCCTGCAGCTTCTTGTAGAAGCCACGCAACCTACCCAGCGTTACCTTGTCCATGCCAACTCCACCAGTCGCCATGTACTCCCCGTGGTCCCGAAGCCTCCGGTACGGGCTGGTTTGGCCCATCTCCGTCGGCACCTGGAACGGAAAGTGCTGCATGACAACCTCTCTCGGCGTCAGCCTTCCCCCGTAGTAGTGCTTGATCCACGAAATGTATTGGCGCGTAACGCCATACTTCCGGGCGATCTCGCTCTGGCTGAAGCCTTTGCCCTTGAGATCTTCCACTATCGCTAGTGAAAGATCCCGTGTTTCGTCGCGTTTCTTGCGACCCATGATCTTCTCTTCTCCCTCAAGTGTCTGAAGACGAGGATCACTGTACGATGTCGAGCATCGCAAGGTCAATGAGCGCAACGTGTGAAGTTGGATGACAAGACTCTAACGTCGACCCCCGACATCTTGTCGGAGACGACAATAACGAAGGTTATGTGACCTAGCAAACGTCCCGGTCAGCTACCTTGGAACTTCCTGTGTTGAACGGGTTGTTCAGTATCTCGTCGCTGGTAAGGGGCGGGCCAGGCCCTCCCCCACATAGCACGTTTCCTCCTCACAGCGATCATGATCTCGATCATGAAAGCTCCTCGATCCTCGCCCGGACATCCTCCAGATCAACCTCCAGGTTCATCTGGCGGTCACTGTCCAGGCACATCTCGATGTCGCTGGACAATGCCTCCTCGAACTCGATGAGGTCGTCCAGGTCCATGTCTTCGGTGTCCATGTGTCAAGCCTCCGAGGGCAGCAGCCGGTTGTACTCGGCGGCGTCCAGTTGGCCCATCAGGAACTCACGCACGGTGTCGACGGCCTTGCTGGCCGTCATGCCTTTCGGCAGCGGCTTGGAGTGACCGAACTGGAAGTGTGAGTCACCGGGCGACCGGAACCACACCTGCAGCTTGTCCTTCTCGGGCAGGGTGATGATGTTGAACCTCACCCCGGCGAACGTGAAATCTCGAGTCTCCCGAACGCTCATGACAGCACCTCGATGGTGTCCCAGTTGCGCTCACCGATGAAGTCGAGCAGGTCGCTCCACACCATCGGTGCCTTGCCCTGCTTCGACGTGCGGCTGCCGTCCTGCGTCAGGAACCACCGATTCCCGACCTTCATTGCCGCGAAGGTGTACATCCGGTTGTACTTGCGGAACCTCACCACGGTGTAGTCTTCGACCGGCTCATCCGGCCCCGAGGTCAACTGCGCGAGCTTGGTCCGTGCGACATCGAGTCGACGTTCGAGTAGCTCGATCCACCGCTCTTGTTGCTCGACGGTCTTCACCAGCCCGGTCGGTTGGCTCATCAGTTTCGTTGCCATGTCTCTGCTCCTCTCAGCAGTACCAGCGTTTGCGGCAGAAGCGGGTCTTCTGCTCGTCGTCTTCTTGCGGGTGGTCGTCCCGACGCGCCGACGACGAACCGCCGGCGTCTTCTTCGTTGCACGGCGAGAACTCGCCGCGTTCGAGGTGATACCTCCGGTCAGCGGACGGCGTGATGGCCGTCTGCTTGCCCGCCAGATGCGCCGCACACTCAGCGGACGGAGCGGCCTGGGCCTGCCCACTGGTCACCAGGCCGAGGCCCGTGAACGACGCTGCCATCGCCAGTGCGATGAGCCATGTCTTGATCATGCTGCTGTCCTCTCGTATCTCATGCCCTCGCTGGCCGCACTGACCGGGACCATGCCCCGGTCGTACGCGCCTCTCCAGTCGAACTCCATGTCTTCGTGTGTCTTGGTCATCCACCGCTGGATGTAGGCGTCCACCCAGCCCAGCCATGTCTCGTAGTCCATGTTCGGTGTCAAGTCCTCTCTACGTGCAGCAGCCGCAGCACGGTGCGTCCTCGCACCGACCGTTGCGGTTGACCGACAACACCGCGCCCGAGTTGGTGCGGATGGTGATCGCCTCGCCATGCCTCGGTACAGCGGCCATGCCGAGACGTGTCTCGGCCAGCACCGGAATCCGCATGTCTCGCGGTCCCTCCCACGGTCCCGTGGGCGCACGGTAGGTGACCAGGCCATCGGCCTCGGCGCACTCCATGTTGGTGCAGGTGATGTTGCGGTTGGCGGCGTCCCAGTAGGCTCGGCCACCAGCCGAAACCTCGTTGCCGCACATCTTGCAGATGCCCGCACGGTGCAGGTTCATCCAGCGCGAGCCGCCTGGACGGCGGCGTCGGTTGTTGTAGCGTGCCATGTCTTGCTCCTTGTTCGATCCATCTCTCCCCTAGCCGCCCTGGTCGAGCCAGGACGGCGTAGGCAAAAATGGTTCTCTGTGTATCCAGTCGGGCTGATGACTCAGGGGCCGCGCCGTTAGGCCACCAGTCCGTTTCTGAAGTTGTCCGATGATCGTCTCACACCTTTGTGTACGGTGTCAAGCATCAGCGATTGTGGACCCACTCAACAGCCGTGCGAACCTTGCCTCGGCAATTGCACCGCCAGCCCACCAACGTCTTGGGCCTGCGATACCTTGCGAACTGCTTGCCGTGCCCGCACGTACCGATCCACGGTGCGTCGAGGTCGGTGTGCTCGAAGCATCGCTTCCCATCCCCGCCTAGCTCGCGGTGCTTGCGTTGCCACGCGGCGTCGTGCCCGTGCATACCTCCCACGAGCGCGTGAGCGATCTCGTGGGTGATGGTGTTCAGCGATTCCTCGTACGGGCGACGGGCCAGCAGATACCTCGACAGACCGATGGTCTTGTCTCGATAGCTACAGATGCCGGCGGTTCTCTTGGCGTTGGTGAACTTGAACCGCCAGGTATCCCCGAGGCCGTGCTCGTGCAGCAAGTCTCGGGTGATCTCGGCGGCGTCGTTCAGTGTCATCACACGGAACACCACGGTCGGTCGGTCCATCATCGCGGTCATACCTCGCGCCTCCATGCCTTGCGATTGCCCTTGCCCGGACGCTTCAGCGACCGTGCCTTGTTCCGTGGTGGCCGTGCCGCTGCAGCCTGTGCTGCGCGGCGTTCGGCGTGCTCGCGTCCTCTGCTCATGATCGTGCCTTTCAGTTGCATGTGCCGTAGATGTACGCCTTGCCATCGTCGGCGAGGTGTACGACATCGGCGACGTTGATCGGTTCGCCCGCGACGTTGAAACGCCATGCCTTGTAGGGGTTGTACGACACCTTCAGCTTGCGGTGTCCCACGCCCTGCGGCAGGCCGTCGTACCAACGCTCCGGGTCGAAGTCTTCGCCCATCATCAGGCCGATGATGCCCGCGTGGACATTCTTGCGACCGGTAGCGAGCACACGCTCGCGTCCCGCGTCCGACACCTTCAGTTCACAGCCGAACAGCGACACCTCGTCGGCGTGGCCGATCACCTTGCCTTTGTGTACGCCGGTCATCGCTTTCAGCGACCACAGATCCTTATGCAGGTTGCGGTACGCGAACACGGTGGTCGGTGCGACGACCATGCGGCCTTTGTATGAGTAGACGGTCATGTCTCAATCCTCTTGTCTCAGTTGATGTCTCAGGTACAGCAGCCAACACGCCGGCGTTTCCCCCGGCGTGCTCGCCTCCATGCCTCAGAGATCCTGCTGCAGGACGTACTCCCATCCCTCGGGCGTGACGATGAGCGCCAAGGGTCGACCGAGTGCGTCGGTGCTGGCGTTCGGGATGATGGCTCGCTTGGTGTTCATCGGTCGGTGCCTTTCAGGGTGTCGACGTGGATGCAGCCGGTGTTGTCCGGGCCGAACTGTGGCGCGTAGCCCAAGACTTCGTCCTCTTGGCACGGGAAGCTGTCTTGTGCGAACGGGTCGCTGATGTGAGCGACCGCGAACGTGACGGCGAGGATGCCGAACACGATGGCGATGCCTACGACGCCCCCGGCGATGAATCGTGCGACGTTGCTCATGGTGTTGCCTTTCGTTGGTTGGGTGTGGTCGGTGGCGGGTGGCGGTTCCATCACTGCTCCCCGATGCCTTCGATCAGCGACTCCAGCAGGGTCGAAGTCTCACCCTTGGAGAGGATCACGGCGGCGTGCCGTTTCTTGCCGTCGTGTCCGACGACGGTGAAGCGGATACGACCGTCGCTCTCGCGTTCGACCAGCAGACCGTGCGGTGTGCCTGTGCTGCTCTCGCCTGTGCGCTGTGCGATGACTGTTCTCTTCATTGCTCGTGCCTTTCGTTGGTTGGGTGGTCAGTCGAGCAGCCAACAGCCACGCCTTACGCGTGGCTGCTCGCCTCCTGACTGATCGGTGTCAGACCTTGCGCCAGCGCAGACCGGCCATGCCTAGCCGGTCGGTGAGCGCGTTGATGTCTCGTGCCTTGCCGTAGAAGCGCAGCCATCCGTCGCGGTCTGCCTCACTCACGGTGATGTCTTGCAGCCCGATGTCTGCCGATGTCTGGTCGAACCAATCGAGCGTGACGTACGCGTCGACCGTGCCGTGCGTGCTGAGCATTGTGTTGCCTTTCTCGTCGGTGATCGGTGTCAAGTAATCAGGATGCCTTGCCCCGGATAACGCACCATGTGATGGCTTGCATCTGGGCAGGCGTGATGCCTGCCCGCTTGGCAGCCAGCCGGTACGCGTGCGCCACAGCTTCGTACACACCGACCAGACCTAGCTGGTGTTCGGTGATACCTGCGATGCGTGCTGCCCAGACGTCGACCGTAACCGCGTGCTCGTCGCCCAGGATGTTCGACGCGAAAGCTCGTGTCTTCGGTCCCTTGCCGAACGTCGACCACGGGTCGTCGGCGACCATTGCCGCTCGTGCCTTGCGGATGTTGTCGCCCAGGCCCCGCGTGGTGCCTGTGTACACAAGCTCACGCGCCATAGCTATGTTCCGCTCCCAAGGGCACCGGGGCGACAGGTGGGCGATGACTGCAGCCGCAGCGGTCACGCTGATGTCTGCATTCTCCGAAAGCTCACGCGCCACCGCCTGAGCTTCTGCGTACCATCCCTTGCCTGCGAGGATGTCATCTTCGGTCGCACGGGCGTAGACCCGCATAATCCGGTCGACCAGCGTCCGCGTGGTCACGCCTGCCTTGCTGCGGAGAATCGAATCGTGCCTCATTGTCGTTGCCTTTCGGGTAGTGGTTTGTTCGGTGTCAAGTATCGGTGCGACTAAAGCTCGCCACGCTGTGCCGCTGTGAGAACGGCATAAACCTTGTCGTACGACACTCGGTACGCCTGTGCCTTACCGTGTGCCCACATGTCGTTGTCGCTACGGGCGTATTCACGCTCATAGCTATCTGCGTACGCCGCGAGGTGCGACGTAACCTCGCAGAGTTCGGCCATCAGCGCGTCATACGCTGCAGCTTTTTCGGCCTGTGCGGCGATATGCCGCGTGATGTCTGCCTGTGTGATGTCTTGCGCCATTGTCGGTGCCTCTCGATTGTCGGGTGGTTCAAAACGCGGGTAGCGACGGAATCGAACCGTCGAATAGCCGTGCGATCATTCCATCGCGCCAGACCTACCCTGTAATGCTCACGCCCAGTTACGGTTACCTAACGCGTCCACCCCGTTCGGGTGGCATCCCGCGTCGTGTAGGGCCTGATCATCGCGTTGTTACCCGCTACTAGGCCCCGTATGGCTCACTGTGCGCTGTGTGTTGTACCGATGTCGCTACCGGGAGGGGCGCAGTTCCGCGTGAGGATTAGCTGCGTTCTATCGGTCGCTGGTCGGTATGCGTGGCGGTCCTGAACTCTGGTGTCCAACCGTATGGGCCAGGGTGCCTGTGCATTTGTGGGACGTGACCCGGTCCGTCGCGGGTGAAACCATGCCTAGCGCATGGGGGGCGACCGGCTGGTGTCGGTCGGTGCTGCGTTGCTCATGACTCAAAAGCTAGCACAGGTCTGTTCGGTGTCTAGTCATGCGAAATCGCTGGTCACAGCGTTGCGACGACGCATCGTCGCTGGTCAACGCATGTTCGGTGTCACGCAAAAATTTTCCCATGCGAGTTTCTGCATATGTCCGTTTGCGCTGGTCAACGTACGTTTCGGCACTCGAAATTGCTCGGGTCGAATCGCCGGAAACGCGTTCGGTGTCACGCAATCGACGCTACCGAGGGGCACCGACAGGGGGCCTGTGACAGGGGGGGGGGGGCAGCACAGGGGGGGGGCCTGTGTGGCAGGCCCCCTCGGCAGGGGCACAGGGGCACACAGGGCAGGGGCAGGGCACAGGGGTAGGGGCACAGGGCACAGGGGGCAGGCAGGCCCCCTGTGGCAGGGGTAGGGGCAGGGCAGGGCAGGCAGCTAGGCCCCCTGCCCCCTGCCCACGGGGCAGGGTGCGGGGCAGGGTCGGGGGGTATGCGTGGCATAGGCCCAGGTGGGCAGGGCACCGCGTGGCACAGGGCACGCCGCGTCGTCGGCGTCGTCGCTGCTCAGGGGGGCCGGCAGGCCCCCCTGCCTACCCCAGGGGGGTATACCCTCCCCCCGTACGCGCCGACCGGGCGGTAA